GACCCCTAGAATAGTCGTAATCTTTTTTGATATCCTTATCGATATCAATAATACGCTCTGTTCTCTTCTTTGGTTTTTCTGTTTGCTCTGCAGGTACAATCTCTGTATCTACATTTAGGGCGTCTTCAATTCCTTCGTAGTTTTCGCTCATACGTCCTCAAAGAAAGATGTAGTTTCATTAAATCCAAAGTCATCACCTGAGATAAGAAGTGAATCATCAATTACATCAATGACTCCATCATTGTTCTTGTCTTCCAATGCTTTAGCAGTGACTTCATATTGTCTGTAACGACCTGGAACATTGAGGTCTGTGGATGTATATTCTTTTGTAATTGCCTTCTTGATAAGACCTGTATCTGAAGTAGGACCGTAGATATAAGTTTTAACTGTAAATCTTAAGGTATATACCAATGCTCTTCTGGTATCAAAATCACCTTGGTAATCATCTTCAAATGAAATGTCATTCATTACAATAGGAACATCCTTGACAATTCCTGCTTCCTCAACTAATCTAATGCTGAGATTAAAGGATGGTTGAAAGTATGGTACAATCTGCTCTACAATTTGCAAGCAGTCATCTTGTGTTTTGCTCAAGATATTAAGTTCAAATTCCAGGTTGTATGGAACTGGAACATATGTTTTTTTAACTCCTTCTGCGTCCTCGTTAGTCAAGCAATATTGAACAGGACTTTGTTTGCGAGAAGGATCATAACTCATACCAGTCATTTCAAATGACATCCTTGGTAGAGTGATAGCGTTTGGTCTTCCGAGATCAGGTTGCTCAGTTAGACGTGCAAGAAACTTCTGACGAGGACCATATGCTAAAGGAACTTTCATCCTCTGGTATACTGATCCATCCTCATTAAATTTACGAATTTCAAGATTATTAAAAAGCGTGCCAAATCCAACAACACACTTTCTAATAATCTGATTGTATTGATAATTACCTAACATAATTAACTCCTATTTCCAAATTCTCCAAATGGGTTTACTTCAGTAAAATCTAAAATCGAATCACCAGTATTCTCAAATTCAATGTTTTGAGCAAATGGATCTTCCATATCAAGTTCATCAAAGCTAGAAATATTTATAGAGAAACCAGATTCCTGTCCAGTCAATGTTTCTCCTATCTGATATACATTATAATCTGCAGTAGCAATTGGTGCTCTAAGTTCAACATAACTTTCCCTTGGAACCCATTTGTTTACCATTGCAGTAATTCCAGTAACAGACCCAACTACCATTTCTCCAATAGTAGGCTCTCCTGTTATAGATTGAGGATCATAGTAATATTTGACAATGAATCCTTCGTTTTCTTGAGTATCAAAGATATCTACACCAGCAGTTTCATTTTCGTACTCAAACAATTCACACTTAATTTGATAAGTGTATAATGCTCCAAACTGGTAGAATGGAACTTCATGCTCTACAAATTTAATTTCAAATAAGTTATCAGTCAATGGGAAATATACAAGATCACCCTCTTGTGGTCTAGAACCAACTTCAATGTTTTCTACATTAACCATTTGAACGGCAATAAAATCTTGAAATATTTGCCTTGACATACTTAAAGTAATCTCATCAGTAGATCTGATTCCGAACTTAGTTAAGATATCTCCGTTTCCAGCAAATCCTTCAAAGTTTTCAAAGTATGCATATGTTAAGAATGAATCATCAAATTGAGAAATTACTTCCTCATTTAAAATAGTATCCTTACGAACTAACTTTCTCGGAATGTATAAAATATCCTGACCAAACATTTTAATGAACTCATCTACCAGCGATTGCTGGAGCATCTGTTCATTTCTAGTGCCGTGCCTAAAATAAGTATTCTTAGCCATATCATCCGATCATGTCTAGAGGTGGAAGTTCATACTTAGATGACATCTCTGATTCAATCTGCTGCAATTCTCCAACAGCATCATCATAGAGTTGTCTGCCATTCATTGTAATACCACCAGGCAATTGAGCGCCTTGGAATTTAATCAGATTCTGACCCCACTGCCTCTTGATCAATGCAGTAGTATATAATTTTAAAAAGGAATCATTATAAATTTGAGTATACTCTGTCGGATCAAGCAATCTATAACAGTCAATAATTAAGTATGCACCTTCATCGATAAGATCTTTACCTGTATCAATGTACAAGCGATCTTGACGACGATTGAAACGGTATGGGATAACTGCACCATTATTCAAAACCATATCTAATGTTTCGAGATATGATTTAGTCATGTAGTAACTAAGAATATCAACAGATCCGAACTGATAAAGATCGTTAAGGAACAGCTGATACTCCAATCCAAAAAGATTACTTCTAATATTACTTCCCTTAATTCCAAAGATCTTGTTTACTCCAAGAACTTGTGGAGGAATGTCAATGTAATTATTTCTTTCTACCCAGTCCCTTCCATTGATGGTGGTAGTTACATCACCAGCACTGGTTCCAAAATTATCTACATCAGCAGAAGTAAATTGATACTTCAGGAACATTCTTTCTACGCCATCAAAATGACGCTCCTGGAATAATTGAATAGCGTCATCGATAAGATCATCAATCTGGTCATCATCGACGTTGATTTCCAGAACAGGTTTACCTAATCGACGTAAACAATATTCCTTTAATTCTGCTCTACTTGTTGGTTGCGCCATGTATACGCATAAAAATAGTCCTCTACCTTATTTAGCAGAGGACTAATCCACATAATGCAACCAACCAGTAATAATATATTTTTCATGCTTCTTAGATATCTGCCCTTTATGGACATGAGTAAAGAATGCAGGAAAAATTACAGTGTTACCTTTGTTTGCTTTAGTTGTATACTTCCAATCTCTAAACATAGTTCCACCATCAGGAACGTCATTTAAATATGTAATGTATACTAAACATCTGGATTGGTTACCAGTAAATGTAGCATCTGAGTGCCACTCTTTATACCCACCCTTTGGTTTGTAATATTGTATTTGTGGAGTTGATTGTGGGTTTACTCCACGAATAGGAAGTTTATGGTAATCACAATATTCCATCGTGCATTTCTTAACCACTTGCATGTAGCGATCTGCTAATCTTTCTGCATGTGGATCTTCCTTAAAGATAGCACCAAGCACTAAATCTGTACTATCTTTAGTACTTTTATCAACTCCTCTAGATATTTGCCCTGGTTGAGTATTTCCTTTTTTATCATGTTTTTTGAATAACTCAATGAGTTCATCACATATTTCAGTGGAACTCATTGAGTATTCTCTAATATAATTTAAACTCATCCTTCAGGGGTAGCTGGAATTACATCAATTCCAGGGATGTCTGTAAGGTTTTCGGGCATTTCATAACCAGGAGGTTGTGATGGAGATTGTCCTGATTGATCAGCAGGTCCTGCATTTTCAGGAGGATTCAGTTGAATCGTTAGTGCTTCAATTGCACCCTGCAATTTAAAGTAATCTTCTTTCTTGCTGTTAATTTGATTTTCAAGATTGCGGACTTCTTCAACAACTTCTTTTTGTTGTTCTTTGAAGCTTTCAATCATTTCTTCAATAGACATTGACATAGTTCAACTCAGGTGTAAATTATAGACAATTTTATTTATATTGTCAAGAGGGGTCGGTTATCTCACCAACCACTCTTCAATCTCATCATTAATATCTCTCATCTTCAACCAACGGTCACCAATGACTTGACCTTTTTTGATTCTGAGTTTACCAACAAGTCCAACACATCCCCATTCTGGGCGCTCATCTCTAGGTACATATTCTGTACTTGGATCATAATCTGGATTCAATACTGGGAATCCTAGAGTAGTATCTTCTGCGTTGGATGGTACTGTAATATCTTCAGGAACTTCATCCTTGCGATATTCATGAATCTTGTCATCACCTTCTTCTTTCCATCTCCATGCTGGAACTTGTTCCATAATCTGTCTGCCCCATTCGTCAGTTTGATACTTACCCGCCCAATAGAAATCTCTGGTGTCACCAATAACTGCAGGATTAGCAGAGATTACACCAATAGGAGTTTCTCCAGGTTCTGCAAACTTGATTTGTTGATTAACAAGAGATACTGTATGCCCAACACGATCTTCACCATTTGGATTACCATCTTGCCATTCAAATAATTCAGCATAGTCAGCACCTGTTGCAATGGATGTAGATTGGTCAGATCTAATTTGCCCATTACCTTGAACTCTAAATCTCCAATCATTTAAATTGTTGGCACGTACAGCATATGCATATGATGCATTAGAACTTACTCGGACATACATTCCATAGTTAGTACTTTGCTTGTCAGAAATAAATCCCCAATCGCTATTAGAATTATCTCTCGCATAGACAACTGCATCACTACCTCCAAGTCCAGAACCTTCTCGTGCGGTTCTAGAGAAACATGCAGTACCATTATTAATACCACCAACACGAAGACCTTCCATGTATTCTGGTCTGGTCATATTCAGACCAAGAAGTGCTCCAATCGATGGTTCTTCACCATTGACTTCCTCAAATCTTGGACCCCAGAATTCTAAGGCAGCAGAAGGTTGTGTGGAATAGAATAGATAAACCCTTTGTCTCTGTCTATAAGTTCCTGTACCCCTCCACTTAAATTCTGAGGCACAGTTACCGTTTGCTGAACTATAGTTTCTAGTTCTTCTACCAGTTCTGGAATCATAAATGCCACCCCATGTTTGAGTGGAGTTATCATTATATGCATGAATATATCCAACAGACAGATACCATACACCTTGAGCAAGGTTTCCAATACCCCAACAGTTAAAGTATGGGTTATTAGCCGCATTACCACTCAGGTAACTTGTAGTACCATTATCAGTACCATGATAGAAAGTACCACTACCTGAGCTACTATTTCTTCTAACCCAAACAATAGATCTATATGCTTTATCTGGGTTAACACCATACACGTATTTGTTCCAACCACCGTCAGAGTTGGATCCAGTATCATTGTTCAGACATCTCCAGACAATACCTCTACCATGCCCTGGAGTGTCAAACCATTGCCTTGACTGCTCATTAGCGGCACCGTTTTGTCCAAAATTTCCTTCATAGTGACCAGTTGCAGAACTATTTCCAGTAGTCCAACTTCTAGATGTACCATAGTTTGTCAGTACTCCTGGTGCCCAAAGACCATCTGCAAAGTGACCTCTTGTTACAAGTAACTGAGATCTTGATTGATACGAACCATCAATACCACCCCAATTTTTACCACCATTAGTAAAGTTAGGAAGAGCATCAGTTACATTACCAATGTAAACTTTGTTTCCCTGATTGATGGCAAAATTGACTTGACCACCAGCATTACCGATAAATCTTACATTATTAGTTAACTCAACACCATCTCTAAACGCAAAAGTATCAGCACCTGGAGATCCTGCAGTTCCCGAATAACTCCTATACCAACGAATTTCATTTCTTGGATTGGTAAATGAAGAGTTATTTGCCTGGGTTCTTCCATACAGATTAAGTTGAGTTCTTCCAAAGGAAGTGCATCTATTTCTAATTTCTACAATAGAAGAGGCATCAAACTCAGCACCACTATCAAACTTAGCAGCAACTGCACTAGAACCATTACCGTATGTTTTTACATGTAATCTGGTATTTGCATCTGCTGTTGTTTGTCCAATCGATACCGATGCAGTCGTAGTATCAATTGGTTGCAGGGCAAGGTTATGAGCTGCCTGTAGATTATTTCTTGTAGTTGCTCTAACCCAAGAATATCCACCACCTTGATAAGTACCAAAGTCAACACAGTATCTTGCATCACCACCATCATATCGGGTAACTCTAAATGTTGGTTCTGGAGTATCAGTATTAGCAGCACTACCAGGTGCTTGGTCTGGACCAGCAACTTCTAAGGTTGCTTTAGGGATTGGAAATCCAACAGCAACCTTACCACCAAACGGTGCTAATTGAACAATACCATCAGCATCTAAACTGATACCAGGAATACCCGAAACATCAGAAGCACTAAAAATAATACCATCAGTAAGATTATTACTTACAGAAAATACTTGACCATTAGATCCTTGAAATGATAAAGTATTGTCATTAAGTACTCTTAAACTAATAGGTTGATTGTCAAATCCAGCAAAAGAAATTTCAGGTTCAGATGCTTGGTTCCTGTTCGGAGTTATTAAAATATTCTTATCTGAATTTGCCATCTTTTAGCGTCTTTTTCCTAAATGTATTTATTAGTAAACAAAGTTATAATTTCTAACTGGATTTTCCTCAAGGAATATAAGATCATCCAATCCATATATTGGATACGTTGGTGGAGTTGAAGATGCGGCAAGAGCATAATTTCCAAGGATCATAAATCTAATATATTTGGTATCATACCTAAAAATTCTACCACTATTCCTAGATTCTGGACCCTCTACAATTAATTGATAAGTTGTCCAATCTGTATCAGTATATTGTCTTCTACTAAACGCATAATTATATGTTCCACCTGCAGTTCCTTTGTGAACAGGAGTTCCCGCAGGAGTTGGATATGGTTCATTATATGTCCAATTTCTTGGATTATTATTTGTATCGCAAAGTTCTACCTGCCAATCTCCTTGTGCAGTTTGAACCATTGATCTATATTGAATTTGAGAATTACCTACAGACCCACCTCTAGTTCCTACTCTAGTGTATCTATGAGGAGCACTATATTTTGGATGTGTAGGTGGATACAATCCAATGTTTCTAAAATAATTTTGTTGATTTGTTACATCAGCTCCAGTATACCACCCACTAGCACTTGTAAAATACATATATGCATCGCCAGGATTCAGATCTCTAGAAAGATAACTATTACCGATACCACCACAATGTTCTAATCTGATAAAGTTTCTATCTTCGTCATAACAACTAAATCCTAAATAATGTCTTCCTAATAATCCACTCCCGCTTCTCTCAAATGTTTTGGATGAAATAGAAAATACATATCTTTTGCTAGTATCCACTGGAACCAACTGTGAAAAATTTGCATTAGATCTACTAGAAGATTCCCAATGCCAATTTCCTCTTTTTGGATCTCGGGAAGATGCATATCCACCTGCACCAGTAAAATTAGCAACAGTCCCACTTTCAAATGAACCATTATCAAATAAACCGATGTCTTGTCTTCCGATTAGTGCTGACATTAGATGTTAAACCTCCCTTTATATCCGACATAGTTTTCATAAACTTCTTCTGCAGTTAATGCTTTATCCATATACATTTTTACAACTGCAATATCACCACAGAATGTTTTTGGTGAATTGGATTTTCTATTAAATCCAATTTCATATTGAACACCACCAGATCCATAGTTCCATGCAACTGTTTGAAAAGTTGCATCTAACTGACCATTAACGTAAAATCTTTTGTTTGGGTTTAGTGATGGATCATATGTTAATACTGCATGATACCATTTATTTTCAACTACATTAGTTGTTCCTGTATATACATAACTATCTGTAGTATTATAATGCATACCTTTAATTTGTCCTCCAATAATTTCAATCCCACCGTTACACCCATAAGAACATCCAGTACCAGTCATGGTTCTGAATACTGGACCATTTCTGGTGTCTGCTAAACTTGTCACCCTAAACCAAACTTCATATGTTCTTGGTTGAGTGTTATTGTTCATTCTATATTCACTTGGAATAGTATGAAAAATATGTGCATTATTAGTGCTTGTTTGAATTGCGTTTGCTTGAGGATTGTCAATATTGCTATTAATAGTGAAGTATCCAGCACTATTCCAAAAACATTGCGAATTAAATCCTGATACAGGAGCAGCATCAGGAATTGTAGTATTTGCCATGTTATACCAAATGTTTCCAGAACCTGGAAATGACTTTGGATTTGCTGCATCTAGATACAGTACGCAGGTATTATTACCATTAATGTTTGGTCCAGAATAACTTGCCATTAGAATCCAAACCTCCCTTTGGTTGAATTAAAATTACGAAATACTTCTTCATCTGATAATGCTTTATTGTATACTCTAATTAAAGCAATTCCACCAACAAATTGCCTTCCATTACCTTCCCATCCTATTTGTATTTCTGTCCCAAAGGTTGAATTTGTAGTATTAGTTGCGACACTTCCTTGGTGTTCATAATTTACATATTGTCTAAGAGTTGTACCATCCCAAGCACCAACAAAATGTTGCCAGGTATTTCTACCAGGAACGAATGATACTGTTTCATGATATCCATTATTATCAGAACCATACCAATAGTTACTTAATTTATTATTAGATCTATTGAGTGAAAGATATGCTCTACTTCCTCCACTATTTGCTCTAATGATATTCATTCTATCAGAAGGACTAGCAAGATCTGCTTCTGGATATATCCATGCTTCTAATGTTAAAGTGCGTGCTGGACTTTCAAATCCTACAGGAGAAGATTGAAATCTTTCACCTAATGCATCAAATACCATACATTGAACACCACCTCTAGTTCCTAAAGTTGGACCTGAAGATGCAGCAACATAACTACGAGTTGGTCCAACATCGTACCATCCAGTACTTACATTAAAATTACTTTTTGGGTTGGCAGCATCGAGTGCTAACACCAACCCATCAGTAGCTCCTAGTGGTCCCCAAGTGATAGGCATATTATTCTGGATTTACGTCATCTGGATATGCAAGGGGTGGAATTAATTCCCAAAGACCATCATCATCTTCCACCCAAACGTCTGGGTGGTCTGGGTGTGCTTGATATGCTCTAATATTTTCGGCATGGATTTCTACTTCCATACCATCAGTTTCCACCATATCATACTCAATTTCTCCGTCTGGACCAGTAAATTTAAAACGTCTTTCCATAGTTAGTTCCTCACTTAGATTCGTATTCAACAACGATTCTATCTACATCCTTGCGCTCTGCTTGGACGAAATAGAAACACTGTCCTCCTCCTATGTATACTCGATTGTTTTCAATTTTTTCTACCCAGGAGTTGTGATTACCGATCGGTGTGAGTTGAACGGTAATGCTATCTTCATCAACTAAAGCGGTCCAATAATCTGGAAGTTCGATAACATCATCTGCCTTACCACGGACATATACGCCGTGCTCTGGACCTTCAAGTGAACCATAACGTAACTTATACCCTTCCTTGGTTGGGTGGTCAATAACGAACGACTTGCTTGTTGCAGCAAATGCACCGTTAACTTCAAGTTTATAATCGGTTGATGGTGTAGTTGTGTTGATACCAACATTTCCATTGGTAGCATCGAGGGTAAAGAAGTCAGTATTAGTTGTCCAAGAGAAGAACTTCAGTTTGTTGTCAACTGTTGTTCCACTCTGCCATCTCCACTGTGCTTTTAGTTCTCCATTATCTGCAAATCTAATATGAGATTGCAGACCTGCTGGGTTATCGAGAAGGATACCAGTATATGACGCAGCGCCAGTTCCTCTACCTTTAACAACTAATTGAGCGTATGGATCCGCTCCAGTGTGACTTGCTTCAATTAATGTTCTTCCATAAACACTTAATGCACCATTATACTCAGAGGTTGCAGGAGTCAATCTCATGAACTCCCTAATAGTTCCACCTTGAGTTCCAGTCCAACGGAAGAACTCATTACCATTATCGTTAATATTAAACTCTAATCTAGAGTTTGTATCTGCATCCTCGTCATTATAGAATAGAATAGACGCACCATCACTATTTCTTGCCCAGGTAATACCTGCTTCATCTTGGTTGAAGTTGATATTACCACTCATGGTTCCACCCGAAAGTGGAAGGTTGCCGCTTGCAGTTCCCTTAAATCCTACTTCATCCCCACCAGGAGTACCTGTTGCGTAGATAAATCTTGCAGCAAAATCTCCATCAGCGGAACGCAATACTGCATCACCATTAGAATTGGTATCATAAAGATTACCAGTTCCAATACCAGTAGAAACACCTAAGTTACCTGCGTGCCAAATAATATTACCATTAATTGATGCAGTATTAACATCAAAGTCCATATCACCAGTTCCAGCGGTTGATGAACCACCAGTGATACTAATCTTAGCATCATATACTCCATTACCTGATGACTTGAAGTTAATTTCTGGGGATAATGCTTGAGTATTATTACCTAAAGTTAAGAATGGATTTCCAGATGCATCTGATCCAAGTTTTACTTTATCTAATGCATATGATTCATCAGTAGTTTGAGCAAAATCTGTAACTGGATAATACTCAGCAGGTGCAGTAGCAGTACCAACTTTTCTGATAGCTCTTGTTAAGTTACCAGATTGCAATTCAACTGTTAGAATCGTGTATGGATTATTAACTTTTCTTTCAAATAAGAACTCTGCAGTTCCATTTGTTGCAGTTACTGTGCCGCTCCCATGTACTGGAGGCACAGTTCCTGCAGTATATCCACCAGAACTAATGTTGTTTACAACATAAATGTTATGACCATATACTACACGATCATTTCTTTGGAACGTTGCATTTGCTTCCCATTCATAGTTTTGCTCAACATATTGAGTTCCAGTCAAGTAGTTTGCTGGATCAAGATTAACTTTTCTATTCAGTAATTTAACTGTACCTTCGTTGACATTGTTTGCGGTATACAGGTTTAATTGAACACCTGCTTGTAATACTCCAGTACCTGCAGTTGTATCTAAAGATTCAATTTGCTCTTGAGTTAAATTATATCCTTCAATGTAAATATCATAGTGACCACCATTGTTTACTTGGAATGCTGGATTTGGAACTGTAATTCTAATTTCTTTATTGAAAGCAGTTTCATCCATCAATGATGGCAGTTTGCTATTCATTAAAGTTTCATCTTCAGAAAGATTCAATGCAGTTTGTAACCAGCGAAGTTCTTTTCCTTGAAGGAAATCTGCATCTAATCCAGAATCAACCCCATCATTACCTTCATGCCAAACCTTTTTCCAAGAAGACCACGTATTTTGCCCTGCATTATTCTGGTATACAGGAAGTGATGCTGTAATTACTGCTGGGGTTGTAATTTGTCTCGTATTTTGCTCACCAAAATATGAGAATGGAAGAACAACGGTAAATGAAGTGCTAGCACCACCATCAACGTTATAACCCCAGCCTTTGTCTGTAAGTTCTACCTGAGTAAATGAACCATTGACTACAGTGAGATTTCCCTTTAATCCAAATCCATCGCCACCACCGAGAGGTACATCATAGTAGATTCCATCTGGATAACCAGAACCACCAGTGGTAATGGTCAAAGCATTGACTTGGTTAGCACCACTATTTCTAATAAAGATGTTATTGTTATCTGTAAATGCTAATTGATTTGTAGCACCTTCACTGAAAGTACTTCCAGTACCACCTCTTCTAAACGTAAGTACGCTATGATATTGCCCACCATCTTCTAAGAATTCCCAATCATTAGCATAACCAGGATTAGCATCATTATCTTTCCACTGTAAGTGACCACCTGCTAAGTAGTTAGATGGTTGGAATGTTGAACTTCTTGCATCCTTTGCGACAGTAATATCAGCAAAGTCAGCAGTACCTTCAATATCAATACCATAAGTACCAATCAGACAATTTGCAGGCAAACCTGGTGTTGGTGAACTACCTGGTACAAAGTTATCACACTCGACATAGAAGTTAGAATCTTGGTTGTCTAATGTATCTGCATCAAGACCAGAACCTTGACCCTGGTCAATATCAATAGCACCATCATTTCCAATGATAAATTGACCAATCCTTACACCAGATCCAGTATCTGATTTTCTAAACTTAGCAACACCTACAGTACTGTAGTTGTTGGAATTTGGAGTATTGCCATTAACTCTATTTACGTCAATTGTAATATCATTGAATAGTTTTGGAATTGTTGCAAAGTACGCTTCAATATCAGCAGCAGATGTTGGAGTAGTACCAATAATTGCTGGATTTGGACTAATTGTGAAGAAGATATTTCCAGCAGTTGGAGTGTAGTTAACACCACCATCTGTAATTTGAATGTATTGAATTGCACCATCAGTTACAGTTGATGTTGCAGTTGCGTCTACACCGCCACCACCTGTAATTTCAACAAGAGGGGTATTAGATCCCAGTCCACTACCACCATCAAGAACATTAATCTTTACAACTTGACCACCAGAAATATATGCTCTTGCACTAATTCCATTAATTACTGATGGGTTTTGTGGATCAGTCCAATTGTCCTTAAATGTAATTGTTGGTGCTGAAATATAACCAGTACCACCATTAGTAACAGTTAGAGAACTTACAGTTCCATCGGAAACTTTAACAGTTCCCTTCAAGTTTTGACCGTTACCACCAAGAAGAGATATATCAGTATAAGTTCCAGTCGTATATCCTTCGCCACCATCAGCAAGTTCTACTGATTTAATATAAGTACTGGTGCTATTATTACCACCAAGGATAACAGGAGATGCATCACCAACTTTAAGTGATGCTACTGCTGGAGCAAACAGAGAATCACCTCTGAGATATGTCAGAGAACTTGCAGGGTTTTGTGCAGTAACACCAGCAAGACGAGTTGGGTTGATAATACCAGAAGTAATGAACGAAGCATCAATCGTAGATGAAGTTAACTGAATCCAGTTATCAATATTAAAACCTGAGGTATTAATAACATTTGCTAATGTAATTGTATTAGCAGTTGGTTGAGCTTGATCGTCAATAGTGTCAGTAACTTCAGTTTTGATGTTATTGATGATATTAATACTCAATCTAGATCTTACAATTGCAGTAAGGGCAGCGCCAACACCAGCAGAAGTAGTAATAGTAATTGTTCCACCTGCAGTAGAAGGTGCAGTGAAGTAATTATCTCCACCCGAAGTCAAAGTTACGGAAGTAACAACACCACCATTTACATTAAGTGTACCAGTTGCTGCAGTTCCACCGCTAGGAGTTGAGAATGTTACAGTATCTCCAGTTTGATAACCACTACCACCAGCAGTGACAACAACTTGCTTAACTGTACCTACGAGGAAATTAGTAACTTGACCTTGACCACCACCAGGAGATGCAAGAGTAATATCACCATTTGAGAATGCATGATTTACATCTGGTTCAAATTCAAGAATTTGACTATCTAAGTCATTATTAAGAATGAACGAAATTGGAGTTCCTTGAGTTTCAAAGATATGGTTACCAGAACCAGCAGATGAGATAATAATATTAGCACCAGTAGAGGCATCTGTAATTGAAGATGCTAACTCAATGGTATCTGTATCAATAACAATTGCATAATAAGTTTCTCCATCAACAAGTGGTGAAGGTGCAGTTACTGTTCCTGTACCCTCATAGTAAATAACAGCGTCAGAAGTATTCAATCCATGTCCAGTGATGGTAAATTCATTACCAGAAATATCAGCAGATGTGAAATTAAACTCTTGAGTTGCGGTTTCAATAACAATGTCACCTGCAAGAGGACCTTCAAATGCAAGACGTTCTGCTTCATCAACAACAGTATAGATATTGAATGGTCTCAATGCAGGAAGTTGGTCAATATTAATACGACCAGAGTTGTCTAGCTGAACCAGTGCATTTGGAGTTGGTGTAGTTGAATAAGTACGACCAATGTAAATACCCAGCTGGTTATTGATATATTGATAAACTGCTCTTTGAGTTGGCAGAATGCCGTCAGAAGGACCAGGAGCAACACCACCAAGTTCGATAGCATTCAAGTTAACTTCAGGTCCAAATCCTTCAATAGTGACATTACCACCAGCAATCTTCAGGAAGCTAACCTCAGAAATTTCAACAGTACCACCAAAGGTGATGTTACCAGTTCTGTTCTCAACGTTAGCAAAATAACCAATCTTGAAGTCACCAAGTTCGTCAGTACCTGATGCATAAACACGACCATTTAATTGAGATACTTGTTCAAAATCACCAGTTTCTGAAGATCCTCTCTTACCACCATTTTGTGGTAGAGCATTATAATCATTACCAGAACCAGAGAATTCCCAGGTATGCGAAGATGAGTTGCAAATGGAAGGTCTGATAAAGTCAATTGGGTGATTCTGAAGTTTATCTTTATTGAACTCATTGATAGTAAAGAATCCGTTTTCTCTTACTGCCGTTGAAGGCATTGGAGAAGTTACTGTTGGATTATCAATGATTTCATCAAACAGATCACTAAGAGTTTGAATGGCAGATTGTACGTTAGCACAATCACCGCTTACATAATCAGGAGCAGTTGAGATATCATGAATAACAGCAGTATCTACATATGGAATTTCATCAGTCCATTCTGCAACGTAATAATCTGCAGTTTGTGCTGTAGATCCTTTGATTTGCAGTAAGTTATTGATTGCTTTCTTAGCAAGTGTTGTTGCAGTATCAATAACTTCCTTGGTTGCTGCTTCATATCCAGCAACGTGCTGAATCGAACTACCACTTACATAAAGTTTAGCAGCATCCCATGTAGCATCATTAGCATCATACTTAATATCAGTTGCCCATGCTTTAACGATCTCTTCTACGTCACGAATGCACTTATCTCTATTTTGATCAAATGCATTTGATGATGTTGCTGCTGTGCTAAAGTATGCTTCCTCTGCAATATATCGAGCATTATTCTCAAGAAGAACTGAGGCATCAGTGTAACGGTTGTAGTTACCTCTGACACTCATGTTAGCATTTGCTCTAACTTCTGCAGTAACTGGAGTTGTTGGTGTTGCAGATTCTGTTACTTCAATGAAGTAACGTGGATTTTGACCAGGAGTAGTCGAGAGTTCAAATCCATTTGGATTAATAATATAATGTTCAAGAGGAGCTTCACCTAATCCAGTAACAGTAAAGATTGGTCTACCAACATCATTAAACGTAATGTTATCAATATCACCTTTATGGAAACTATATGCTTCTGCTCTAACTCCATTTGCTCTCAGAGAGTATGTACCAAAGTTAGATGCAGAGTTAGTCAGTGATGCATAACCACCAGATTCAACCAATGCACCATCTTGAGTAAAAATACAGAAGACCGAAACTAGCTGAGTATATCCATCATTGAATACTCGATAACCTGTACCACCAAACGAGATGATTGTAAACGCAGCAGCAACCATCGACTTACCTTGTGGTGGAAGTCCAGGTCTCTTAACGTTTGGAGTTGCTACTTTAGATCCATCAATTTCACAACCATTACCACCAAGGAATGAAATTACAGATGCATTGAAGATGTATGGAGATACTTCAATAATTGGAAGATCATCATATGAGTGACCTACATTGAAGAATTTATTATTACTATCTTCAAAGTGTACGGTTGCATATTCTGTTGCATCAACTGTACGACCATTGATTCTATCAACAACAATGTTCCACAGAGTATACAGTGAAGATGCTACATTATCGCAAGCAAATGATCTATTGGCGTCATATGAATTTGAAATAGTAGTATCTTGATATGGAGTAATACCGAGAGATGAGTCGAACTGAGTTCCTACTCCATCAAATACTTTATCAGCATTATTTGATCCAAGAAGAACCGCCTTAGTATAACTAAATGCGAATCCATAAGTTGGACCATTGTTTGAAGTATATTCTAAATTCCAAGTTCTACCTTTGTCTTGGGAAGTATATACATATGAATCTGATGCCGCATTATAAACTGACCAGAATCTATTTCCATCATGAACAAGTTCACTAATAGTATTGTTTGAAATATTACCAGAAGGTAAAGTTCTAGTAGCATGATTGAGATTGTCATTTGTTACTGCATCGGTAACAATTGTTGTTAACGTAGTAATTGCAGATGCCACATTAGAGCATCTTTCAATTTCTACACTAGCATCAATAGTGATATCTGCTTTTGTAAATTGAGTAATTCCAGTAGTAAATTGAGATTCTAAACCTGCAAGATATGCACTATCTCCAAGATATGAAAGCGTAATTGAAATATTACGCATTGCTTGAATTGCAAGATCTCTTGCATTGTTGATAATTGCTACTGTTTCTGCTTCTTCGCCGTCTACATGTGTTGTACCAACATAGTAAGACGCTGCATCATACGACTTAGCATTTCCTCCATGTCTAAGGTCATGGGCAATTGCTTCCAGAACATCTACAACATCGTCTACACAGTTCTGGTTGCCAGTTGGGATAGTAAATGAGTTTGCATCAACATATGCATAAACTGCCTGTGCAGCAATCAGTTTCTTATTCTCAAGGATAAGATCTGAAGCGTCCCAATATCTATTTGCTTGACCAGTAATTCCTTCATCAGCAGCAGGAGATCGTGTAACACTGGTGAGATTGCCAGGAGCAGCAGTAGTACCAATAGCAGTTGTTAAAATACCAAAGAAGGTGCTGATCGCACTAGCAACGTTTGCACATGCAGGAGAACCAGTATCTACAGTAATAGTATTATCTGTATATTGAGTAAGACCTGAAGCAAAGTTCAGAACATCACTAGCATTAAATGCCTCATTCCTCATTGCTTGAATAGCAAGAGTTTCTGCATATCCAAATACTTCTACTGACTCATCTTCTTCACCAGAAACATGAGCACCAGTTACATAGCGGTTTGCTGCATCGTATACTTCATCGTTACCACCAAACTCCAGGTTGATAACCATTGACTCCAAGAAGTCAATTACGTCATCTTTACATGAAGAACTTCCATTTGGAATATTAAATCCAGGATTATTATCAAGCATCTTATTGACTGAGATTTCAGCAATAATTGCTTTATTTTGTAGAATCAGATCTGCAGCATCGGCAAAACGATCACCTTGATTATTATCTGGACCTGCATTAGAAAGAACGCCAGTGTCCCATGTTAATCCTCCATCATCACTGGTAATGACACTACCATTACCGCCAACAACCACCATTCTGCCTTCAGTCCAAGAAATTCCAAGAAGTGCATCAGTGGTTCCACTTTCCTGTGCAGTCCAAGTATTTCCATCGGAGGATTCTAAAATTACACCATCAACACCAACTGCAATAAACTTATCAATATCATCATTATAAATGATATCTAAAAGATTAGTAGATACTCCACTTGTTCCTGATTGCCATGAAGTTACATTATTAGAGTATAGTACATCACCAGCACCACCAACTGCAACATAGGTATTACCGTTATATGCAAGAGCAGTAAAGTTAGTAGTAACTCCTGAAGTTACAGTATACCAATCTTCACCATTGCTTGACCAAAGAATGGTTCCGTTATTACCAACTACGACATATTCTGGAACTCCTCTTTCACCAACTGCCCACTTATTCCAAACAATATCTCTAAGATTTTGTGATGTACCACTTGCTTGGGCAGTCCAAGTTTCTCCGTCTACTGAAGTATGGATTGCTCCAGTATCACCAACAGCAACGAACTTTTCATTGTCCCAAATTGCATTACGAAGACCTCCAGTGTATCCATTTACCCTAGTAAATGTACCAACTCCCGAAGTATCAACATAATTCAACTGGTTACGCATTGCCCTGATAGACAGGTCTCTTGCTTGCTCAAATGCGTAAGTGGTTTCTTTAAGTTGATTCTCAATATGTGTTAATGCACCAGCATCATAGTAGTAATCCGCTGCTTCCTTAGTTGCAGCATTACCACCCCAAGTGAGGTCATAGTTGATAGCATCAACAATATGACCAATGTCAGTTTTGCACTGAGTTTCATCAGGAACTACAAGTGCAGGATACTCTTCTTTAGCTCTTCTGAGTGCTTCTTCTGTGATTCCTGTTTTGTTTCTACCTATCAGATCAGCAGCATCAAGATATCTATTAGGACTCTTATTTGACTCTTCAAACTTCTTAGGAGAGTTGTCAAGAGAGAATACTACGTAATGGTCATCAGATGTTACGGTAGCGCCATTTGCAGTAACATCATATTCTCCATTAACAGCACCCAATGTAATTAGATCTGTTGGTGTATCCTTAAATACTACAAATTTTTGACTAAATCCATCAGCTGTTTCAATTCTATGAGAAACATATTGCCTACCATTAAATCTAGAAAGATCTCCAAACGTACCGACGCTAGGTAAATTATTAATATTTACATATTGACCAACTTCATAGTCATGATAGAAATCAGTAACAACTTCAAAAATTAATCCTTGAGGATAATTTACTGGATCATATTTTACACTTCTTAAACCATAAGTTGTATGATTTGTTACGTGCTTAACTACTTGAGCGTCAGGTGTTAACTGCTCTCCATCAGAAACATTAATATTGTAAGTTGCTCCAGATTCATAATTATAGATAGCACCAACTGAATTAATTTCACCAGAAATTTGATTGATTACAATATATCCCTGTTGTTCACCTGATGTAAATACAACTTCAGTAATTACACCAGTACCTAAAGTATCTTGGTTAGTAACAGTTAAACCAACTACAAGGAGAGCATTACCATTGTTGGAAGTAAAATTAAGTTTCCATTCTTCAGGTGCAGCAATTTTATGACCTAATTCAAAAGTTCTTCCATACTGACCACCAAGAGTTTTTGGATAGTAGAACCTTTGTCTATCATCAAATACATACGCATACCCCCAAGTAAATGCAGGATTTCCTTCGGCATTTAAATTATCTCTAAAAGTAATACCTGTAACATAGTTCTCGTTCGCTGCCTTGAACATATGTTTCCCAGGATTCTGGGGTCTGATGATACACAGACGAATATTATCACCAACAACTGAGCATTGATCTGGCAGAGAAATTGGGTTATCTTCTAAGTAATCTCCACCTGCAACGATCAGAGTTTCTTTTTGATCAGTTAATGCAGCAAGTTGTGTTGCTCTCTTAATAGATCTGACGGGTTTTGTAGCGGAGCGACCGTCAAAACTATCATTACCAATTTGTTCAGAAACATAAATACGACCACCAACGTCATTGGTAGCAATATTATAAACAAAGTTTGTAGTAGCAATCTTGTTGCTATCATCATCAAACGCAGGAGTTTCAGAAACTGGCCAAAATACTTCACCAGTATCTGGATCAGTAAATGTATTAAGGCGAGGAGCTTTAAGATTCAGTTCTGGATTGACAATGGTATCAATATCCAGGTTATTAATACGAGCAGTATCAGAAATGATAGATGTTGTGGTTCTAATCTGACCATTAACATCTAATTCATATAAAGGGTCAACTGTGTTAATACCAACACGAACAAGTTTATCAGCATCATTGGTCAAAATACCAAACAGGGCGGATTTCTCATCAGCACCACCACCCAGATCAAACCTAACACTGGTATCGTTTTTAACCTTTAGTTGATTAGATTTAATAATCTCCTTATCGGCGTTAAATTCTAAAGCCATTTGCTCCTATGGTCTCCGTATAAAGTTATTTATCTCTTTTTAATCAATAACCCCTTTGGGTATACACAATTTCAATCTTTCCTGACCACTTGATTCCAGTACCTCTTAATTCCAAAGATCCGTTAGTTGAAACTGCAGTTGCAAATGACAACTCTTTAGTGGTATTGTTTACATCTGGTGAAATTGTCCAAACATGACCTAGTGGAACATTATCTTTAACTACAGTACTTGAAGTTGCCGCAGCAGTTAAAATATTATTAGAGTCACTTAAAACAGCACTTTCAATTTTAACAGCATACTCCCAATTAGATCCTAAATTGGTAATTTCATAAGTTTCATTTAAAATAGGATTATTTTGATCTAACGCAGCAGGAAGTTCTACAGTAAATGTCGATACCCCAGTTACTGTTACTGGATAAGTTCCATTTCCTGCAGAATATGCACTATTTGTCAATTCAATAGTGATGTTATCTCCAGTTGTAAATCCATGATTAGATAGGGTTCCACTAAGAATGGGACTATTCGCATTTGCAGTCCACTCAACGATAGGGTATCCTTCCCAGGTCCCTAAGAAAAATCCATTAAGAAATACAATTCTATCTGCCTCAACTACATGCCCTGGGGACATGACTACAGATGGAGAGTTGTTATCTAACTCTGAGTGTGCAATATATTCTTTTTTAAATGTTTTATCATTAGAGTTGTTTAATACTTTTAAAGTATTAACATCAATTACATTTCTTTGTGGATCAATGATGGTAGATTCTGCAACCGAAAATCCACCATCCGACTGTAAGGACTTTAAAATTTTTGCCATGGAATTACGTTAAAATGGATTGAGAAACTACCTTGATGGTATAAACAACTGTTGAAGATCCAGTTACATCAACAATATTTGCTACAATATTATTGGTGCCACTAACAATATCAACTGCAACATCTACCAATAGGTCACTTGTATATATCTTGTTACTTTCTGTGTAGAAAATATCACTTCCATCGGATGCTAATAAGAAAGATATTTCAGAATATTGTCTTCTTGGTGTTGGTGAATCATCATAAATTTCAAACATGACTTTTCCAGAATGTGCAGGATATCTAGAATTGATTGAATCATATTCTGAAATTATAATATTAACTGAATTGCCAACTGAGGTGTCAATTGTACCTTCTCCTGAAGTTACTCTTGTATCAGCAAGAGTAAATTTCTTAAGGTCATATTCAAATACAGTCACATACGATTCTGTTTGAGAACTATATGATGTATTTACTCCGAAAGATCCGTTAGAAGAAAGTTTGATTAATGATTCGTCTGCAGCACCTCTAAATCCAAGTTTAAAATCAGATGCCGCACTAAGAATTGTAGATACTGAAGAATCACCAAATGCAATGATGCTACCATTAACTCTAAGTTCTTCTAGGGATAGAGAGTATACTTTGGAAGTGATGGTAACATCACCATAGATAGTTCTAACCCAATCTAAATCAACAGTGCCATTTGTAGCACTTCCTGTAGTATGACTTGGGAAGTTTGCTGGATCTGCATCAAATGTTCCAGATGAAGTTACAGAGTATACATTATCTCCATAATAGTATAATACTGGTTGAGGATTAACCTTAGTCAAACTATGAGTTGTTCCCGATCCAGTACCAACCAAATCTACATATGTTTGTGTTGCAAGATCAGCAGTAGATCCTGCAAGTTGAATAGTGTTTTCATCTACAACATGAACAAAATAGTTAACACCGTCAACAAGATTTGTAATATCAGAACCACCACCATTAGAATACGTTACTTCTTGCTCTTCAATAAATGTATGAGCAGTAAAAAGAATCGTGTCTGCAGTATCGTCTACTGTTGTAGATGGATCAAATACAATAGGATCTGTTGGTGCTACTACAGAAGTTCCCTCTACCCAAAGGAAAACATTATTTAAATTTGTATGCCTATGTTGGGTTAAGTTATTAAACTCTGCAAAATTGGTTCCAATCTTTTGAACATTAATTCCACCCGCAAAGAACTCAAGAACATCATCGTCTTCACCAGGAGCAGTTTCGGGTCTAATAAATGTATCTAAGTCAACGTCACGTACACCACCGAGAGAAACAAAGGCAGAACCATTATTACCCTCAAAAATATTCTCCTCACTATTAAATCGAATTGTTCCTGCTACAGCAGAAGGTCTTTGATCAGTAGTTCCTCTTGGTAAAATAATACCAGAAGTTCCACCAAATTCTACAAATCCATTTACGCCAGAATTAATAACTAGATTTCCAGGAACACTTCTAGAAATAGTATTGCCAGAAACACTAACTTCATTAAGAAGAGATGTTCCGCCAGTTACTTCTAATTGTTTAGACGTAATTTTACCATCAGAAGTATCAATTTGAATAGTATTTTCAGAAAGTAATGTAGATACATTGAGTCCAAACTCAATGCCTACAGGACTATAGAAATCTAAAATTGCAGTTCCATTAGCAACCGAACCAGTTGTATGTGATGGAGCAGGATCTGCTAAAACTCCACCAGTGCTTACAAAGTAAATATTATTTCCACTTAAAATATAATTACCAGTGGCAGCTGTAAGACCATTTTCGTAATCAATTGTAGTTGGTCTGAAGGTATCTGGTAATCTGAGGATGTCTCCTACCTCATAACCATTTCCAGTATCAGTGAGTTCTACAAAAGAAACTGATCCAGAATTTCCAACAACTACTCTAAATTCTGTAGTTGGAGTAGTTGTTGGAGTTGGAGTTCCAAATGGATCCAAATACTGCATATCAGCAGTTGCAACATAAAGAGTTTGACCTGCCTGATAATTTTCATCACCAGGATTAGTCACATAGAACTGAGTTACTTCTCCACTCTCAACTAAAATAAATGCTGTTGCTCCAGTTCCTTCTACACCAGCAGTTCCAGTAGATGCAACATCAACAGAGAATCCAGCACCAGTAGATACTGTCGATGCATTAAATGCAAGTCCACTACCAACAGTCGCATTACCTACTGTAATTACTCCAACCATTGCGGTTGGATGATTTTCGCAAATGTAGTAATAAGTTCCAGGACCAGCATCAAGTGCTGCAGTATCAAAGAAAAGAGTGCCAGTTTCAGTTCCCTGACCAGTTACAGATGAAACATCATATTGTGCATCATATGATCCACCTGGACCAAGTTGTGATACGATATGAATAGGATGTCCAGTGGCATTTACATTAAGTGTAATTGTATCTCCTTCAGTAACTGAAAGTGATGGATCATTTCCAGTAATGTCACCTGTAAATACATAATCAGTAGATCCATTATTAGTAACTGATGCTGTTAATGTTTGAGTGGGATTTAATAAAGAACTTAAAATTGTAAATTGATCAGTAGTTGTATATCCACCTCCACCATTGTTGACAGTAATATTTGTTACTGTTCCACTGGTAACAGTAACGTCAACAGTACCATTAGATCCATTTGATGAAATATTTTGAATTGGAAGATTCGTATAGTTTCCATCATAGTAACTTCCTCCACCATTAATAATAGTAACTGTTTGAAGAACACTACCACCAACATTTTCTGGATCAACGGTCAATCCAGTATCTGTATTTGAATATCCAGAACCGCCAGCATTTACAACTAAATTGGTTACGGAACCGCCACTGATAGTAAAATCAGCAGTAAGACCAACACCAGATCCACCAAATAAATCTACATTAGTATAGTTTCCATCAACATAACCAGATCCACCTGAAAGATTAGTAAATCCTGTTACATTTCCTCCAGGTGGAACTGCATATGAAAGAGGTACATTGATGTATTCAGCATCACTATACCCAGCACCTGGATTTGTTAATGTAGTACCAAACGCAATGGTTACATTACCAATAGCTCCACCGCCAGTTCCTGCCTGGAATTCAACATCATTATAAACTCCTGTGACGTATTCAGATCCGTTAGTTAGAGTAAATTCATCAATAGATGAAGAATCAAATTGAAGATCTTTATGGAACGTTGATGTTGATCCATTTAAAGATACAATTTTACCTGTGGACGATGTAACACCTAAATTATTATCTGTACCATCATTATACTGATAAAGACCTAAACGTTCATCATCTTGGAAAGTAATATCAGGAGCATCAACTGCACCTGAAGAAGATTTATAGGTTCCCGTTACTTTTACATTACCAACAACTTCAAGTTTTTCTCCAATCTCCCCAACAACTGGAGGATCTACAGATTCATCAACTGTTGGTTCTACACCAATACCTACTTTAGCATCTGTAAGAGTTGCAATATAAGTGCTATTACTTACTTTTGCTTTACCATCAACTTCAAAGTTAAAGAAAGAACTATCAGTATTGACTGTTACATACTTAAAGTTATCATCGTCTACCTTAGCACTAAAATTAGTATAAGTTATTACATTTTCGGGATCAGTATCGTCAGACCAAGTTTGAACAATATTACCAGTTGTTTGTAAAGCACTCTGGTTTACAACAGTATTTGCAACAAGAGTTCCTGCAGTAAGAACATTAGTAACAGTTGCATTATTGGAAACATTTAAGTTTCCAGTAATATTAGTTGATCCAAAATTAGACGCTCCTGAAATATCAATAGATGGTGCGTTAATATTTGAACCTGTAATTGTAGTGCTCTGTCCATCGTTAAGTCCAACAACTTGAATTTGAGCACCAGTGCCATAATTAGATCCAATGGTTGCACTATTGCCCATTCCAGGTTGACTGGAACTATAATAGTAAATGGTGGTTGGCAGAGTTACTGTAAGAACATCCCCAGAAGATAAATTACTTGTAGTGCCTGTTTGGGTATCTAAAGTAATTACATTACCTGAAATTGCAGAAATACTAAAAGTGCCAGCACCTGTAATAGATCCACCAGCAGTTGCTCTACTTGCGTCTTTTACTGTAATATCAATAGATCCCGCAGGGAATGAACCATCAACTACAACTTCTACAGTTGGAGAATCAATTACTAATTGAACTCCAAGGGAATCTTGAAGAGTATTTCTAAGTGCAGTGTATGGAACATTATTTCCACTATCTGTAGAGAATAATAGTGGATATGTTCCAAATGTATTTCCATCTTGGAAAATAAAATTATATACTGTATTTCTTAGTAAACTAAGAGCGGGATTGTTAACTGGAGTTGCAGTTGGACCATCTGCAATGGTAAACACATATGTTCCACCACCCGTATCTACTGCATCAACATAGTAATTTACTGTACGTAAAATACCACTGACTGCATCATTAGTGGTGCTAACTTTGACATCTGGAGTTACTATATCATTTTCTACATAATCTGCACCACTATTAGTAATTTCAACTGTAGAAATTGCACCAGCAGAAGATAGTGTATATACAAATCCTGATCCAGGAGTTGTATTTAATCCAATGGTATCTCCTGCTTGATATCCAGTACCTAACCAATTAGCAACTGCAGTGATTCCAGTTACTACACCTGGACCATACCCTTCTTGGTTTGCTTGGATTTCAAACTGAAATCCAGACCCACCACTAGTTTGTGGGGGATCTCCATATACTAAATTAGAATTATTTACAGTGAGAATATCATTAATTGCATACCCAACCCCACTATTAACAAATACTACTTCTGATACTTCTCCAGCAGTAATAGTGAGATTTGCAGTTGCTCCAAGACCACTTCCAGTCGTTTGAAGAGGAACTGCATTATAAGTTCCATCAACATATCCAGATCCACCTTGAGTGATAACGCCAGAAATTCCAGTAACAGTAGCATTTACTACACCACCAGTTCCAGATCCACTGGTTGTTAATGGAATATCTGTTAGCTGCCCTGTAGTGTAACCACTACCACCATTGGTAATAGTGCCACCAAATGCTGTAGTGGTAATTGTTGCTGCAGCACCAGTTCCAGAACCACCAGAAAGAGGAACATTTGTGAAAGTTCCAGGTGGATATTGAGAACCAACTGGACTTACTGAAATATCAGCTTGATCTTGACCAATACCAATTGAAATAAAGTTAGAAGTAGTATATGTGTTTACCGCTTCTGGAGAAACTCTAACTTTTTCTGCACCATTGGAGATTAAACTAAATTCACCATCTGCAAGAGGTTGAGTTCTAGCAATACCAGTATCATTATCATTAGTAAATGCTAATGATGGAACATCATATGTACCATTTGCGAGAAGAAGACGCTTATCTACTTGTACACTACTACCACCAGGAGCATCAAGAATTAAGTTACCAAGAGTAGATTCTAAAGTATTACCCGAAAGTAAAAGATTACCTAGGCTGATGCTGGTAGGGAGAATAGTAGTAGTATTACCAGTACCAGTAACAATTAACTGGTCAAAGGTTGTACCGCCACCAGAAGTTCCACCAACGAACGATACAGTGCCATTTTCTTGATCTACAAAGAATGCATTACCTACACGGAAATCTCCGTTTTGGTCCATACTGGTGAAGAGTGCTCTACCACCATTAGATTCAATAATTTCATTTGCTTGATTTACATTAGAGATGTCATTAGAAATATCATCTCCAACTCCAACATAACCAAAGTTATGAACAATACAACGTAATCTTACACCTTTACCATCTGCAGTAATACCACGCTCACCATATACGGATGCAGAACCAATAGAACGCAGTTCAGCACCAAAGTCAGTGTAATCTGCAAGACCAATATATGCAGCAGTACCACCTGAAGATGAACGAATATCTTGAACAGAAACACTACCATCTAAAATATCGGTAGATCCGTCAAGACCATTAAAGTGCAGTAAGAGTTGTGTGTTAGTATCAACAATAAACTCAGAAGTTGGAACTGTAAATGGAGTTGAAGTATATCGAGCAAGTCCCTTACTTACTCTAAACTCATCAATATTGCCTGTAAATGCATTAGATCCCCCAAAGTTAGCACCAATATACAGTGCTCTTGATGATCCTAAATCATTAGAATCTGCTGCAGATCCTCTTTCAACACCATCTACATAAATCTTAGTTGTTGATGAATTACGAACAACTGCAACATGGGTCCAAGTATTAATACTAACCGTAGTGCCACCAGAAGTTACAATGTCACTACCACCAACTGCATATCGTACTTGACCGTTATCGAGATACAAACGACCAGCACTATCTCCAGCAGAACTTCTGCTATCGTAAATATGTAAAGTTCCAGTTACTGTTGTTGGGCGAATCCATCCCTCTACAGTAAAATCACTAGTACCAAAACCGAAATCGGAAGATCCTGCTAATGAAAGGTAATCTCCAGAACCATCAAGTAGTAAAGATGCTGTACCAAAGTATTTGATATCAGTATCTAACTGAGCATCACCAATTGCAGTAACTAATTTTCCAGTAGTATCTGCTTCTGCTTCAACAAATTGACCAGTACCTTGACCATCGATATAAACATAAGTCCCATCATTAGAATCAATTGTGCCACTCGCAAGCACAGTTGTTCCATCAGTATCATAATATGTAATTGTATCGGAAGCATTGAATGTTCCAAGTACATTATTCAATTTTAATCTGGTTTTTCCTGCTCCTTTGAAACCAGATCCTCCAGGGTTTTCCCCTAAAATACTATCAGATGCAAAGTACGTGAATGAGTTTAACCACTCACTACGAGCACCATTTTTGAGATACAGACCTACTGAATTGGGTACAACAAATGTACACTCGTTAAACAGCAGTGCTGCTTCATCAGAAGATGCATTAACAACTGATCCGTCTACTAAGGCACCTCTACCAGCGTCTCCAGCAGCGTATCCACGAGGATCAGACCCCGAAGTAGCACTACCCTTAGTAATTACGCTACAACGCTGAATATAAGGTCTTCTACCGTCAGCAGAAACTGAATATGTTGATTTTAATCTAAATGCATATCCAGTATCATTTGTAGAATTATAATAGAAATCATTTACACAGAGATCCTCAATATTACAATCACCTTCAATTAAAAATGCATCTTGATCATTTGTAGGTACTGTAGGTTTAATAAATGTTGATTTTAACCCAGCACCTTTAATTGAAATTCCGACAGGAACTGTTAATGGAAAAATTTCGTCAAACGTTCCTGCTGAAACTAAAATCGTATCACCAGATTGAGCATAATTATCCAAACAATACTTTAAAGTTTGAAAAGCAGTGCTTGGAGTTTTACCCCAAGCATTTGCTCCTGTAGTTTCCCCATGTCTAGGATTTACAGAACCAAGTGTTGCCTTGTCTGTTCCATTTTTTGAAACATACCAGGTGTTTCCAACTCCATCTGTAATGGAACTTGAAAACATGGAAGGAACGATTTTTTCATCGTTCGGATCCGCATTGGCAATCTCCTCGATAGTACCCGCATTGTTGACAAATAGGGTTCTATCGACAATATTAAGGGCGACTTCCTTATCTGTAAGATCAGAAGTCGTCGGAGCTGAGTTCGGAGTTAGGGATCTCTTTAACTTGATTCTGCTTGCCATTTATAGCATTCTCTGTTTCTATAATACTATTTAACCGATTTGATAAATCTTTATTTCTCGCCTCTAATACAATATTTGTAAGAGTCAAGTCAGTTACCTTTTTTTGTAAGGTAGCAATAAGGACATTTACATCTAATTCATTGTTCATTTTTTAACCTCAGGTGAATGTTCCCCCATCAACAGTATCAGTCCAGACGGGGACCCCAGCAGCAGTTACTGTCAGGATCTGGAATGATGTGGCAACGTCAGGACCAACGCCTGGGTTTGCCATATTTGCAGCAGCGGTCTCTAAGAGTTCGCCAGCGCCATTACCATAAAGAATACCTTTGCTATTAAACTCAGATCTTCCAGTACCACCATGCTTAACAGCAAGATCAACATCAAGTTCAAGATCGCCCAGTAAAACTGTGCCTCTCGAAACTGTGATAGCAGTTACTCTTAACTGGAGATCATCTACACCAGCAACACCCCCAATCAAATTGCCAGTAATGGTTAGCAGGTCACCTTCTTGATAGTAGGTTCCATTGCCAGTAATGGTAATATTACCAATTAAGATAGCACCTGCTGCATCTCTAGCAACAGTAACTTCAAGACCAGAACCTTGCCCACCAGTTGGGTTGAGATTGGTATATATTTGATTTGCTGCACCTACAAGAGTAGTTGATACTTCATAATCAAGATCACCCTGTTCAATCTTAACAGATTGTACAGCACCAAAAGTATGAGTGAAGATGTTATTAGTATTAGTAGCATCCTCAATAAAGGTGAATGCCCCTAAACCATCTTCACCAGCAGTTCTATCAAAACCAAAGAAACCTTGTTTGATGGTAGAACCGTTGTGGTATGAATATTGAATACCACGATCCATTCCATCATTGGATCCCTGGGTTACACTAACATAATCTCCTGTGGAACCAGCACTAGAAAGACCACCACTAAGATTTAATGTAGTGGTTTCAAATACAGTTTGATTTGTTGCATCTTTTACGAGATCAACTGCTTGTGGCGTTCCAGTATTACCATCTGTAAGTTGACCACCTTCATAGAAAGCACTTTCTCTTAAAGAAAGAGCAGAAAGTAAAGTGATTCTTACAGTAGATGCAGTTTGTGTTTGGAATGTACCAATCTGCTGATATACACCACCATCATAATGGTAAACTGGATCCCCAATAGAAGGAGCACTGCTAAATCCAGAAGCAGTATGGAATACTACTTCAATTGAAGTGATATTTCTTCCACCAGATCCTACAAAGTCACCAGTGACCAAACCACCAGTAGCAATTCCACTAGGATTATCTACATTGATTGTAGTTGATGATGCCAGAGCATCTGCAGTCAATGCTTTTTCTGAAGTTGTATCGCCAATGTTGAATACAGGATCATTGACTGTCATCTCAGTTGAGTTAACAGTTGTGGTTGTACCAGCGACTTGAAGGTTACCACGAATGATCAGATCACCAGCAGCATCACCACTTCTTGGGTCTGGGTCAAGAATTAACTGACTACCAGCGTTTGTGGAAATTGTATTTCCATCTAAACGAATATTATCAAGGTTAAACTGACCAGTTTGAGTAGTAGTACCTGTTACAGTTTGGGTTCCAACAACAGTAACATCGGCGTTGAATGTTGTTGTTGATTCAACAGTTAAAATATCTGTTGCATCAGTACCAAGAGTTACATCATTATCAACAACCATGTTGTCGATCCATGCAGTGGAGGCAACCCCAAGACCACCCGCAATCTTTACTGCACCAGTAGTATCACTGGTTGCATTAGTAGTATCATTAAATTGAAGTGCAACTCCATTATCAAAGGTCCAATCAGCACCATCTACTCTAACAGTATCGGTGTTTAATTCGTCATAACGAATGCCACCATCTCCGTCAGTACCAAACTGAATTTTGAGATCGTCATCTAAACGAAACTCAGGAGTGTTTACACCAACACGATCTAACCTAAGAACGTTTGCTACTTCATCAAATCTAAATTCAATATCTCCAGTAGTACCGAACTCCAGTTCTTGACTGTCTTCTACTACAAGCTTACCTGTACCGTTTGCTCTGAAGATTAAATCAGTATCAGTAGTATCAGTTTCAACTACGTTAGCATCAATATTAACATCATCAACTCTAAATCTATCTACCTTTGAGTTACTATCTGTAATAACTCCTGAATCTGCTGTCAGCGTACCATGTACGTGATCCAGCATATCGGTGAAATACTTACCACCAATAACCTGAACAGTGGTATTATTATCACCAACAAAAACTCTATCGCCACGGTTAACCTGAGTACCAGCACCAACCGTTACTGCAAGTTCACCGAACTCTAGCGAAGCAGGTACTGTCGTACCCGTACTTCTTTTAATTAGGATGGTTGATGCCATCAGAATGATCCTCCGTTAACTGTTACGTTGTTTAATACATTTCCTGTTTGGAACTTTTGAGATGCTGAATCATAAATTAATAAGTATCCATCATCAAGTCCATTTGTCTGAGTATCAATATCTGCGAGATTTTGCAACGTCGCAGCACCACCAACAGCAACTCTAGAAACCTGGGGAAAATTTTGATCCCCAAATCTAATTCTAGCCATTTTAGATAGTTACTCCTTCTACTACTGTTAACACGCCCTCAAGGACTCTAGATTTAATGTCATCTGGAGCAGTGAGAACTACATCATAAACGTATTTACCAGGTGTCATGGCAGAAGTAACAGCATTGGATAAACTCAATTTCACTGCCCCTACAGCAGCAGGAGGAGTGATTTCAACTGTCATATCTGTCGAGGTGCTACTTTCATAGTGCTTTTTAATTTTAGAAGCACCTGTATAGTTAGTCAAATCAAAACTTGAACCATTATCTTTTGTCACATAAAAAGTGGTCTCAAAGTCAGCGCCTTGATATACTACAAGATTTGTTACCGCAGATAACATTACTGTGTTCCTACTTCATCAAGTATTTATACTACTAGTTAATTTAAGTAGTAGTTCTTTGATCTCTGAGATTTCCTTCTTTAAATCTTTGACTTCATCTGCAGTAGTTTGAATTTGTTTCCTTTGTTGGGATTCTAAATTTCTCTGCTCGACGTATTTTTGGAAATCTGATTTATTTGTATTAATAATAGCACCTGTTACAGGGTCACGAACTAAATCTTTGTGACCCTCTACAGGAATCATGCTAGAGCTATGCATCTTAAATCTTGTAATACTGGAGTTTCTGAAGTGTTTCTAGATCTCAATCTAACCTTCACTGCATATTTAGTGAAGGTATCATCTCCAGTCAATTCTTTAGTATATGAATACTCCTTATAATCCTCTTCACTCTTAGTGCCTGAATAATCATTTGCGGTCAACTCTTCCCAAGCAATAACATTTGGATTAGATTCATCACCAGTTAAGAGTTTGATGTAAACATCAATATCAGTATTAGCACTATTGAATGCAGTAGTTAAAATCTTCAGTGAAGTACATTCGTTCGCAAGTGTAATGTATTTGGTGATGTAGTTAGCAGCATTAAAATCATACTTAGCACTTTGACCGATATTGTAAGTACCAGTATCATTAAAGAAATACTCATTATCAAAAGTACCATCAAAATCACAAATTCTATTGGCAGTGGTAATTACGCTAATTCTGTCAGTATCAATGACAGGACTTAAGTTATCCGCAGTACTTGACAGAGTAAATCTAAGTTCAAATGATTTTGCTTCAGACATCTGACGATCTTCGTTGATGCTAGATGCAATCAGTTTTGGTGAGGTAAACCAATTAGTAGCATTCAAATTAACTTCACGATAACTTCCATCTTTCAGGTATGACCTGTTTGAAGTTGCCAATGAAACACTTGTGGTTGGATCTGAGTGGGAAGAATCACCAAGGGAAGTAGCAGAAGTTGTTTTAATTTCAGCAGTAAGTTCAGTTCCTGGAAGTTCTTTATAAGAAACCATAGGTTCAATATAATTGTACTGAAGATTAGTACTTGCAGTAGCATTCTCACCACCAAAGGTGGTATTTAAATCATCAATGTTTCTTCTAAGAGTTCCAAGGTTAATTTGATAACTGTCTAAAGTAATATACTTCAGAGATGAGTGAGTAGTATTAATCTTAGTCAGAGGAATACCATTCTTGACATATAATTCTACTTTCCACTTATCAGCAGATTTAAATCCACCTGATGGAACTGATTCGGTGCTAATTTTTTCAATTAACTGAATATAATACATTCCAGTAGTACCGTCAACGGCACTTACAGCAGATGGATCATAGGAGTAGATATAATCTCCAATCTTTAAGTAACCTGGATTACTTGCAGATGGTGCTGCACCGAGAATACCATTTCTTGTAGGAGATACTGTTTGATCATAAGCAAGTTCATTAGAATCTTCGTGGAAAAGATCTCTGTTACCTTTCAATCTAATAGCATTATTTGGAATGCCTCCAGTTGTTCCACCTGCACCTACTTGACCATTCCAGTTAGAATACAGATCAGCATAAATTTCTGTGCTGACTCCTTTAATTTCAACAAATGAAGCATTATCATACATGTTGTGGTTTGCATGATGAACCTTCATATATCCATTACCTGTACTTGTATTAGTATAGTTAATAGTTAATTCAATAGGATCAGGTCTGAGTTTCTTGAAGAACAGATTACCAGAATTGTCATTTACAAAATCAATTTGTGGTTTTTCATTGATCTTAAACTTACATCTGTAAATCTTGAACTTCATATCTTGATATTCAGCAGTAGTCCAAGTAGATGCGTTTTGAGATTTAAACAATACGCCTGCGTATGGTTGCTTAGAGATTCTCTCGCCACTCAAATCATCTTTGCCCATTTCAGACAACCATACATTGTACTCAACTGATGCGGTTAAAAGAACAAAGCAATACTCTTTTCTTTCTGCCAAATATACTGGGGTTGTGAATACAAATGTGGTAGATACACTAGCATCATCAGAAGTAGATACATCAGATGGATCCTTATTGATGGTAGCAAGAACTGTAGGAGATGGATATCCATTTACCATCTCTCTAATCTGCATGGTGACGGGCAGATTATCATCCTTGGTTCTGAAGTACACATCAATTTTGCTAATAAAACAACCACCTGCATTCTCAATTAAGAATGATTGTGCTAATGGGTCATACCAACCACTATCTCTTGTACTTGAACTACTTGATGTTACGATTCTGTTGTCAGTTACAGTATCTTGAGTAATCTCAGCATTTCTAACCAGAAGAGTATCTGTCTGCTTAGACAAGATAGTTCCTCTTGCACTGTAAACTCCTTCAGCAGAACTATCTACAACACCTGGAATTACTGAGTTTTCCTTACTATCAGTCAGTTTGAGAACTGAGTCACCGACAGCCCATCTAGGATTGCCTTCGACATTTGGATCTGGAATATAAACACTGACGCGAAGGTTGCCCTTTTCATCGGCAATTAAACGCTTTTTAGTTACAGTTGCAGTAGCACCACTAGTAAGACCTAAGATTTTATCACCTTCCAGTAAGTATCCACCATAAGGAGATCCATCCAGTTCATTCATGGATTCAATATTAATATTCAAGAATGTAGATGATGCTGTGTATGCAGTTGCAGTAATAGCATTTCCAGTATATGGATCAACTTCATATGGTTTATCTAATCTAGCAATTCCTGCTTTTGGTGCGCTAAGAGTTGCTCTGAACTTTCTACCACTAATAGTACCAGAAAGTACAATATCTTCACCTGCTTGGAATGCACCACTTCCAGAAGTCATTTGAATACCAATGATCTTTGGAGTAGTGTATGCTTCTACTGATTTACCCTCTAAGAATGGATAAACTCTTACATTTGGTTTTAATCTAAATGCTGTAGAAGCAATATTTCTAGATCTCTTCCATCTTGCATACTTAGTATCAACTACTCTGTCACCGAGTACAACAGTATCATAAGTAGGAGTGACACTAGATCTTACACCACTTCTAGTTTGAGCAGTTGTTGTAGTAGTTGTTGTAGTAGTAATCTGTCTTACATAAGGATGCTGATCTCTTCTCAAATTCTGAGTAGAAGATGAAGTTCTACTACCAGTCCATTGAGTTTCCCATGCACCCCATTCAGTTGGAGCAAATCCAGTGTTAGGATCTACGTCCAGTGCATACAGAGTTGCTGTATAGTCACCTTCAACTTCTGTGACAGTATCTGGTAATCTATTTTCATCAATCCAATCATCAGATGCTGGGAAGATCTGCATCAAACCAACCCAAGATACAACAGCAAATGGGTTTACGTTTTCTGAAACCGCTGCATATGGTTGTTCAATGATTAACTGATCAGTATAATCAAGCATGATCAAGTCACCCTTGATATAATTTGATGGGGTGGTCTTATAACTTAAGGTGCTGTTTGTTGTATAGTGTTGGGGTCTTAGTTCTCCATAAGTAGCACTGATAGAGCACTTATAGTTTGGATGACTTGGTTCTCCGATTGAATGACTGGTAAAATTATCTACTAAGAATCCATTCTTTAATCTAGTATTTCCATTAGAATCAGTAATAAGAAGATTAGCAGTATCAGATTCAAGTAAACTCAATTGAGTATAATATTCAATATTTGTAATTCTTTTCTCTAAGAGACCAATGTCTCTCATTGTGTATCTCTTATTAGTTGCTCTTTCAAAATTAACCTTATTTAAATCTCTAACATATGGTGGCATCGTAATGGTGCCAACTTTCATTGCATTTGCTAAAGATTCATCTGGTTTTGATGCAAGTAAAGATGGAATTCCTTTTTTATTAATAAAGTTTCCATTCTTATCAAGATATAGATCATCAATTCTTCCAAGATAGTATTCAATATCACCATCAGTTGATCCTGTTGGCAGTAAATATTGATTGAACTTATAGTTTGCATTAGTATAAGTCAATAATGTAGTACTAGATGCAATTTGGGTAGCATCAATCAAGAATGGATCTGAATAATCTCCATTTCCAGTAACTGCATTACTCTGATTGATTCTCCAGTCAAGAACATTACTTAAATATACTCTGGATTCATTTGTATCATAATAAGGGATCTCATCATAAGTGGTGTCATAATAAGAGTTAATAGTATAGAACTGACCATCAACAACATCTTCAAAATAATCAAATACTACCCATACCGTACCACTCAGAGCACTTTCACTTGATACTTTCTCTAAAGATGAATACTCAAAAGTATGATTAGTTTGACCATCATTTAATCTATATCTAGATTTAATATTAACTCCACCATTATTATCTACAGTACTAATATTTCTAGATGTTCCTGAGGTTAATCCTTTAATTTCTTCATTGTCCAGGAAAGTGATCGTGCTAATATAAACAAAATTTACTGTATTGCTATTTTGTCTAATAATTCTTGCTTTTGCACCACTCTTTGTACCCTCAATAATTTCACCAATCTCAAAAGTTCCAGTAGCACCTACTAAAGTAATCTGTGGAATAACTGCACCGATAGTATCACCAGTATAAATCGCATGAACCTTGTCTACTCTTGTTACTCCAAGAGGTAACAATGTGTCATTTACGTCATACTTGTTTGTAATATCTACAAGTTTAACAATCCTCATTTTTTGATGTGAGGAAAGTGTTAATGTGGGAACACTAATTTTTTCAGGACCAATCAAAATAAATGCTGCATCGCCAGATCCACTTCTACCACTTACAGTTCCACTAAGAGTACCTGTAGTTGGATCTCCAGTAACAGTAAAGGTAAGATCTGAAGAATTTTCTCCAGCTAATCTTACAGTATAATCACCAGAAGTTGTCGAGAAATACTCTCTATTTGAGATAGTAATGCTGTTGCCAGAAGTAGTTCCAGCAGCATAAGTTAAAACTTGCTGTACTTTAAGATCTGAAATGTTTTTAATTTCAGCATTTCCATATACTCTAAAGAAATGATCCTTAGCAGAACCAACATATTTACTAGCACTAGTGACTAGATCGTAGTTACTAGATCCAACAGTAATTTTTGCTATATTACTTAGAGTATTAGTGCCAGTAAAGGAAATATTTGCTAATCTTACCAGATTATAAGTTGATCCTTCAGTGTATGATTTAAAAATAGCATATCCAATTGTAGTTGACGAGCTATTTTTTAAAGTGACAATTCTATCACCAGTGAGTTCACTATTTAAATCAGTTTGACTAATTCTAGTCGTACCTGCTAATCTAAATGCAACTCCTGCACCATTAGTACTAATAGTTTTGTTCTGTATAGATTCTGATGTTCTTGGTTTTTCAATATCTACATATGTGTTTGAAATAGTTTCAATTTCATATCCTCTTACATATGCTTTACCAGGAGACACTACAACTTCAAATAAATTGTTAGTTGCAATATTGTCTTGATTAGTTTTTTCACCTAATTTAAAGACACCATTATTGATACCATTATCTACGCACTCAGCAAAGGAAAATCTGTATGGATTTACTTCATAATCTCCAGATTCATCATAAGTTCTTCTTGCAAGAGTATCTTCTAAGGTCTTTGCAATCTGTGCTTTAGATGTGCTGACGATTTCCTTGACAACGCCATCTTCAATTTTAAGCAGCTCAATAAAATCAGTAGCAGTAGTATCGTCTAAACTCTTCTTGACTAATACTGCTTGTAACTTTAATCTGTGTGCTCCAGGTGCAGAATAGTTAGAATATCCCTGTGCTTGATCGTTAAGTGTAGGATCATCCTCTGGAGTTACAATCTCTTCTAGTACTTGAAGACCTACTTTATATGATGGATATGTTCCAAATTGATCAAGAATAATCTCTTGCTCTTTAACAGTTACAAAATAACCCTTGACAAAATAGATACCTGTTGTAATCTTAGCAGCAGAACCAACATGAGTTGACTGTGATGTAATACACTTGGCAAAATCAGTATTTGCTTGAATTACTGTAGTTCCAACAGAAAATGCTTGCTCAGTAATTAAAATCTCATCATCTAAGAAAGTGGTGTATTGAGTTTCTGTAGTTTCATCAGTAGATCCAGAATTAATATATTTGATGTAGAGGGTGGTCTTACCCTTTTCTGATGCTTCGCTGGAGATGGCATTTACTACACGTGCTCTAACTCCAGAGGTATTTCCCTTGATTACCTTCCCTACAATAACAGGAACATTATTAACTTGATTTGCTACAAGCAATCCAGAGTCAATTCCAAAATATTCATCTTCAACTAAGATAGCATTGTATGCTAAGTCATAACCAATCTGACCAGGGATGACCATAGCGCCATCCTTATAAATGCTAGACCCAAACTTCTCAACCTGATCCTGAAGGATAGATTGAAGTGTTGTTAGTTCTCTCGCCTGCAGGGGAAATCCTGGACGAAACAATACCTTATGGAAATTGTCGTTTACGTCAAAATCCTCATAATATGGAGGAGTGTTCAGATTAGTTGACTGGGGCATCTCTTTAGAACTCTAAAATAATTTTGAAATCTTCGGTCTGATCTTCTGCTCTGGAAATTGCATTCCTATTATCTATGTAGATGATATCTCCAGAACCCCTTACGACTTCTGGAGAAATTACAGATCCTGTGCTAGAACTGACAGTTCCCGTTGAGGAAGTGCCAACTTGAATAGTATCTCCTAAATCAAATGCAGTTCTAACACCATCGCTGTCAATACCATAATTTTCAATGTTCTCTTGTGAGAAATACAACTTAAATACTGTAGAACCATCAGTTTCATAGTGAACAACTGTTCCAGTGGCATATGGAGCAGTTCCTGAGGTTGTTCTGACCTGAACATCTTCAAAATCTTCAGGTGAATTGTATGAACTCAGATCTGCAGACAAATTCATTACATGAGTACCAATGGCAGTACTGGTGATATTAGAATTAGTAAATGTAGGATTGAGTAACAATCCTACTACAGTAAAATCATTTTTGAATACAAAATCATCTGGTTCTAATTTTGTATGAAGTAATACTTTATTAGCACCTAGTTCTTTTGCAAAATCTACTGCAATTCCTTCTTTCTGGGAAATGATGGGTTTAAGTGATGCACCTGTTCCAGTGCCAGTAGTAACGTTACCCTGAGTATCTACAACCTTTGTAGTATCAATCTGACCATAAGTATAACCAGATCCTGGATTAATTACTTTCAACTTGGTAATACCACCATTCTCATTCGTTGCAATAACTCTAACTTGAGCATTTTGCCCATCACCTACAATATTAAAAGTATTTCCAATAATATATCCACTACCAATTACTCGATCTCTATTTGAATCGAGATTAATATCTACTTTGTAAATTGCTCCTCCATAATTTGAAGAGGCATCAATACTATTAGATGTTTGAACTGTAGAAGGGATAGGGATATATTCATCACTCTTAAACTTTTCAAAGTCATTAGCATTAATAGTAAACATGTACTTCCATGTATAACCATCAGAAAGGATAAATGGAGATTGTGATGTAGATGATGGTTCTACTGTAGATGCTGAATTATTATTGTTATCAATACACTTATAAACCTTATACTCTGAAGTTACTACGTAGAAATTAGTTTCGTAGAGTTTTACTTCGTTAGAAAATCCTTTAATATATGAAATTTGACCACTTGTGGCACTTTGGATAGATCCAAAATCATGACGATAATAATCGTAAACGTTTCCACTCAACCACTTATTGTTTCTAATAACAGGTCTAATTTCTGATGAAGGGATCTTTTTCAATCCAATCATTTGATCATAAATGTCAAATTCCTTTTCTTGGTTATCAATTGGGGAATTTGGAACACTAGTGGCATTGCCAGTTGAAGGATCCGTCCAACCTCTGGGTCTAGCAAAAAACAACCACAAACCAGTGGTGTTTGCATTGCTATCCGTTTCATCTGCGAATACTCTTTCCCTAAAACGTTGGGCAAGTAGTACTCTAAATTTATCAGTTAATATAGCTGCCATTTCTTAGAAACGTTTTCTTTTTATTTATAGGACTAGAAATTATATTCAAATTCATCACCAACATTAATTTGTTGGTATGCATTAATTAAATCATCATCGGTAACATTATGTGTAATACCTCTGCTAGTAGTGATTGGGGTACTTGTTGTAATTGGATTTGCTGAATCATTAAGTTGAACATAAAGATACCTTACAGTTGACGCACTACCATCAACAGTTTCTCCTGCAGTGTAATTGATTACAGTAGCAGTTTTATCAGTATCATAAGTAATCGTTGGATTTATCACAGAAACCTGTAGTTTGACTCCTGTAAATCCATTTAGGAATACTTCTTGAGCATCTAGATATCCACTACCCTGATTTACAACTTCAACGTCAGATACAACACCAAAAGTTACAGTTACATTTGCTGTAGCACTATTATTAGTTACATTACCATTTTGGTCTTTTGCTTGCACTTGAACGTTATTAGTTGTTCCATTGGGGAAATTGGTGCCTGGATCAACAATAATCAAACTACCAACTTTTTCAAATTCAACCTCATTGAGTGTTTGGAATGTTTCATTAGCAGCACTTGCATCTAATTGAATAATCTGATTGAATGGTAGATCATATCCAACTAGAGCATTAGATATTAAATCTACGTCAGCACCGATCAAGTTATGTGTCTCCGAACCTCCAATCGCAGTGACTGAAATGGCATTGGTAGACGCAATATAATCAGCTAAAGTTGGATATAAAATAACTGACCATTGATTATTTTTAGAAACATAATAAGTTTCACCATTTGTTAAACCAGTAAGATCACTATTTCCATTATTATCATAAACTACAGTAGATCCACTAGTCAATGAATGTGATTCAAATGAATCAGTATCATCAGCAAGATAAACTGAAGTTCCACTAATATTAGTCGATGAGTCAAAACTATATGTAGTTGTTTGTAAACTACTTCTTGCTGCAAAGTTTGAGTAGGTAGTGTTCAAATGCCTTGCTGGGAAAGAAGAATTAGCAGCAAGATTAATAATAGAGAATGAATTTGCATCAGTTTCAGTTGGGAGAGAATCTGAAATATTTTGAAGAACAATACTTGAAACTGGCAGAGTATATCTTGTTTTACCAGTTAATGGGAAAGAATTTCCATTAACACTTAAAATAGGAGATTTTAACGTTCTTCTTACACGTAAAGATTCTCTAATGTCTTGGGATTGATATAAGTTGGTTAAATTCCAACCAGTATCTCCATCATTAAGTACAAAACCTACATTAGCATTAGGATTGACTTTTCCAAATGAAGATCCAACTGATAATAGATCTGAACTTAATACTAAGTTTACGTTTCTAGGTGCTCTCTCATTATCTTGTTCAATTACATCACCTCTTTCTACAGAAGGATCTACGTCAATTACTTCATAATCTTCATCAGAACCAACATAAATGTAACCTTCAAAATCAGATCCTTCTTTTGGTGGAGATGTAAATTCAACAACACTACCAAATAACTTGTAAGATACTAAACTTTGTGGATATGCAGCAACTCTTCCTGCCTCTTGTGTGGAAGGAATCTGTAAAGATCCGTCAATGAATATGATTAAGTTAGCAGAAATATTTGCTCCAGAACGTGATTTAGCAATCAAACTGAATACCTCATCATTTGTAGGATTAATCAAATTAAATGCCCTATCAGATCCATTAAACAATGGGGACATATCCTTGATTTTTTGAAGTTCTCCAAGATAGAAAGCATTGAATGGAGCATTTTCTGGAGGTGCTTCACCGAATTCAAGGACTGAATATTCATCACCACTATCTGGAGTTCCATCTGGATCGACTAAATTAATCAAATAAGATTCATCAGCACCTTTTTTCTGAAGAATACCATTGATAATAACAAAAATATCTTTATCAGATCCAATATTAATGTTTGTTTTATTCTCTTTCAATTCAAAGGTTGTTTTTTGCCCATCAAATCCACGTCTAAATGATACAACTTCTAAATCATAAGGAGTTATCTTTTCAATAGATCTATTGTCTCCATGAGTTTTGATAAGTGTAGTTAAAGCACCACGCTCGACAGTCAAAACATTTGTAGCAATATTTGTAATTTTAACAACTTCAACATCATCAATTACAGCATAATCATTTTGAGCAAATATTGATCCATCAGTTACAGTAATTTCAGTATCAGTTTCCAATACACCATATGGTTCATCTAATGTAGTGACTGCTCCAGTTTTTGGGGATGAAATAATACCACTCAATGGCAGATCGCCATTTTGGAAAGCATCATCTCTATCTGAAGCAGTTGTTTCAATTTGATTAAGAAGTAACTCATAATGAATAAAGTCAATAGAAGCATTAATGTTAATATTAATTGTTAGAGTTGAAGTGCTGATATTTTCAATTGTAATTACATTTGTAGTATAATTGACTGCACTAATCTGTAATTCATCACTTGCATTACTTGTCATGCCAAATGCAGCATTAAATTTAACTAAATCACCAACAAATGCTCTTGTTGCACTAGTAACTGTGATATCAAAAGTGCTACCTGCAGCAACTGCAGTGTTAGTAATTCCGTTGGAAACTAATAATCTAGATGTTGTCGTGACCTTATCTGCAATAACAGCAGAGGATGTTGAGGTAGTAATATAATCACCAACTACAAAATTCTCTGGATTTGAAGCAACGTGAAGTAGATTTTGACTGACATCTTCAAATTGATAGTTTGGTGTTGTAGAAATTCCTGTTGGATCATTTCTAGTATAAAGAAGACCGATAAATTGTCTTCCAATTTCAGATCTATCCCCTAAAACATTAGAGAAGATATATCTTTCAGGAGCTTCAAAGAATCTAATTTTTCTAATACCACTAGTGCTGGTATTATAAACAACATATGGAGTTTGAACAACACCAGAGATATCAACAAGATATTGTTCAGGTTTAATGGTATATCCAGTTGGAATTTCCAATTGACCGTCTTCAATCTTATAATCGTACTTAGTGGTTGATAATAAATGAGACAACTCATTTAATGACACACCTTGAGAATCAACAACCACTTGAAGTGAGTCATATGTAAAGTCATAATTAAAGATAATATCAAAACTTGAATTTAACTCATAATCATCAGTTTCTAATAAGACACCTTCTACAAAAACAAAATAATCATGCTTAGATGCAACAGTTGGTTTATTTGCAAGAACTACGGGAGTTCCTGTAGTTACACTTCCACTTGTAAATTCGTTCTTTGTAAAATTTTGTGAGTATCTAACTGATATTTGACTATCTACTGGTAATGTTGTTGCAAACGTAATTTGTGGAGTAGTTCCTCCATCCAATTGTAATGTAAATGATGCATTCTCTTGAAGAATACCATCAACAAAAACAATCCAATTATTCTCATCAATACTAGCAAAAATTCCAGTGGGGAATAAATTACTATCGTTATCAATCAGTGTAAATGTGTCTGTAGCACCAGTTACTGTAGTATTGAAAGAATAGATTACACTATTGTCGTTAAACTGTCTGTAAGACATCTTAATGCCATCTGGCATTACTTCTCCAGCATTTCTCTGAGAGTCGAATTTGATAACTTTATCAGCATCAATCAATTCCCATGAAGTACCGTAAGTTTGAATGATATTGTCCAACATTACAACCATTTGATCTGGTTCATAACCACTAATATAGTTCGTCTGACCATTTTCTACAGGAGTAATTGGGTCAACAACTTTTAACTCAAATAGTGTTTGAACACCATCAAATTGATCAGAGATATCTTCAAATACACCAACAATAGATGTCTTGATATTCAATACGTCAGTGAGAAGTTTATTTGCAACATTTACTCTATCAAATCCATTATTTTTAGTTACGAGATAATTATATTTCTTTCTAGTGCTTACTTCTTCTGCTGCAGTAGTGCCAACAGAAGCAATGGAACTGTTTAATTTTGTGATTTGTCCCAGATTAGATCCAAGTACTTCAGTTTTAGAGAATAGTTTATGTCCAGCTGGATGCAAGGAATTCTCATAGTTGGTTCTCCATTGATCAGATGGAACCCCAACGGTAACTTCATATGCAAATTTTTGATATTTCTTACTATCTTGAATTTTTAATGCGTTTGCACCTAAGAATGAATCTGTGGTTAAGAATTGCTTTGGAGTTTGAACCACAGCACCAAGTTCGGCACTAGTTTTAACGATAAACAATTCATCAACAGTACCAACGGACTTTGTATTGACACCATATACAATATCATTTAATTCAACACTTACATTTGGATTTTCAATGCGAAGAACCGAGTTATTTGGTTGCCATCCTTTAATTGCTGCTACGTATCCAAATCCAACTGGAACTAAATTATTACTGACATCATTTCTTTGAATTATAACTTTTTCCGCTGGAGCAAATGGAGATTTTTTAATAATTGCAGTCACTGAAGCAGTCCTTGCAAGTACAATAGATTCATAATAGATACCATTCTTTGCAGCAATATCAGAAATTGCACCAGGAGTTCCATCAGATCTCAACCAATACTGATCGTCAAGGATTTGAAGATCGACTAAACCTCCAGACGCTCTTCCCTTAAGTGAAACATTTCCAAGATATGCATAGAAGGTAGTACTTTCAATATATGAATAGATTCCGTTTGACTCATCATCTTGAGTATTGAAATAATATGCTCTTACCTTAAATGCATCACCTTCAATAAAGTATTGTTTAAAGTTGATATTAAACAGGATATCAGTTCCAGAAATAGCACTAATATAATAGTATTTTTCAATGCTTATTGTTGGTGCTGAAGAATATTTGTATCCAGGATAATCAATAGAAACTTCTGAGATAAGTTCATTAGCAATTGTTGCAGAGAATCTTGCATGATCTGTACTTCCAGCACTAAGACCTCCACCAGAAACTGTAATTCTAGGAGTAAACAGATAACCTGCTCCACCATTAGTAATTACAGTATCAGTTACCTTAAAGTTATTCTTTAATCTGGTAATGGTTGGGAAATTTAATGTTGGTCTTTGAGTTGGGTCTGGATTATAACCATACCCAGAGTTTACAGATTCTACTGCTTCAATAGAACCAACACTATATGATAGTGCCTCCAAAATCGCACCAGTTCCATTATCAGTTACAATACTATTGATATTTGGAAGTGTATTATAGTTAAATCCATTAGAAGTTAATGTAACTACAGCAATTGGACCACTTGCATTTTTTGAAGTAGTAGTATATCTTATAGTGTTTAAATTGTAGTTTCCAAATAATTCGCTATCTGGATCTGGGTCAGTTTCACTATAAACTTCAAAGAAACTTGAAGATGAGTTAATTACATCATAAGTTCCATTAATTGGTTCTGGTTTGATAGTAATTGGGATTTCTACAACCGCATTATTAGTCAAGTTTCTAACTTCCATGATGACCTTAGTCAAATCTGAATCATCAGGCAAGATACTAAAACTAGTTAATTTGTTTAATGTTACTCCAGAAGATCCAAAAGTTCTTTTAATATTAATATCAAAGTACTCTTTTCTTTGAGATGCGTCAGATTCTCCACTGTAGAATGAGATTGCTACTGGTTGAGTTCCTGCAGCGGTATAATCAATGTCAAATCTATATGTAGATCCCTCATAGAATACTAAACCATTTGGATATGAAGTAGAGAACAAAGTATTTGGATTAGTAGCATCTAAATCAAATAATCTTGCAATTGCAGTTCCATTAGAAACTCCACTCTTCATATTAACGTCAAAAATCTTAGAGATTTTAGAACTGGCGTATACTGTAACAGAATCATCTAAAACTAATCCATTTGTTCCAGCATTAAACTTACTTACAATCCTATCTTCTTCATATTTGGAGGTTAGTGCGTTGCTGAAAATTAATCCTTGAACTTCTGTTCTTGGAGTGTGATCTGCAAGAACAGTTGCGAATAATCCTCTTTCAACGATTAAAATGTGATTATAAGTTGTAGCTACAATATTTGTTCCACTAACAATATCTTGAACTTCTCCATTTAGAAGAGTATTATTGGTAGAAACACTTACTGTTGGATTATTGAAGAATAACTCACTACCTGCGGTTTCATCAACTATAATATCGGTAATGGCACCATCAGTAATAGTGAATACATCAGATACCGTAGTATTAGTTTGAATTTCGGTATTATAATAAAGATAATATTGAGTGCTGCCGTTGGTTCCGCTGCTGTCTACAATTTTGGTTGCTACTACATCATCAGTTGTTGATTTCTGTACTAAAATATCAACAATTCTCATCTTCTCGCTATCGACCTGAATAACGTCACCAACAGAGAATAATGAACTATCAAATACTGCAAGTTCATCTAATCTAGTAATTTGGGCATCCTCATCATGAGGAACAGCACTACTATTAAATCCTCTATCGACAATTAACTTATTAGCACCTACAGTGCTAACAACCCTCATGATTTCATTATCAATCTTGATATATTTGTTACCATTTGCACCTGGAGTGTAATCTGAAATATTTCCTGAACCACCATTAAAAGTATCAATTCCAAAATAAGAAGTTGTAGAACTAATACCACCAGATTCATTCAATAGTGAAGTTACTGGTTGTTGGGCAATCATCGGTGTTGAAATATCTTCACCTGCAGTTTCTGTAACTAATGCAGCATTTGTAGTGAGAGATTCGTTATAAAACTGCTCTCCCTCTACTGGAATAGAACCAACGACACTGGTAAGATAAAATCTTCTATTATTTGGGTCAATAGAGTGAATCTCTGCACTAAACCCTCTTGCAGTTTTAATAATATCGCCTACAGAGAACGTTCCACGATCCTCAACATATTCCAAATAGTCATATGTTGCTTTTGTTACGGATGAAACATTAGCACCTCGCAAAACACTAACAAATGCTGCAGCGCCATCTCCTCCAGTCCCAGTATTATCAAACTTAACAACATCTCCAACTTGATATTGAGTTCCTGGTGTTACGATCTTAATTGCATCTAATCCAGCATCAACTGAAGACGGTGTTCTTGAAATTTTAAAGAACCCAGTATCGATTGGTTTAGTTGCAGAAGTAGAATCTGCATTATTGTACCTTCTTACATTAGAGAGTGACTCAACATCAACAAACTTAGTAACATTGAATCCTGTGTCAATTTTACCCGCATAATATGGTCCAATGAAATATGGGAATCCTTGAGTTTTATCTGTCAAACTTACAGTCATAAAGTAAGCATAAACTCCATTGGGGAATTCTGGAGTAACACAATATCTTCCATTATTATCGTCTAAATCAGCACCAGTAGAGGTCCAGACATAATCTTCGGCAAATTCACCAATACCATAATTGTTAATCAGACCACCATTAGCAAAAGACGCTGTTCTTTCGGCAGGAAGTGCAGATGTAGTTAATTTCTTCCATCCAGATGCCATCTTTTTGATAGCACTAACTTGCAGTGGATTTGAGTATCCATAAGGACCATAAATTGGAGCACCATCCAATGCCCAACCGATAATTGGCGAGTGCTGTGCTGAATTTGTAAAATTGACTGTTGATCTTGTTCTATTTTCTCTGTTTAAAATCTGTAACTGTTTTGGTGCTCCTAAAACAGAATAATTGATTGTAGATCCAGAATCAGTAATGGTTTTAATAGTACCATAAAAACCACCAGTATTAATATCAAAATACTGGGAAAGTAAAGGATTAGTATTATTAACTTTTGTCCAATAAGTTGCCTCTGGAAGCAAGATTGCTCCAGAACCAGATTCTTCGATTAAAATACTTACTGAAGTGTCATCGTAATTTAAACCACCGTTGACAACAATAAGATCTTGAATTTGCTTACTGACAGAATCCCAAGTTGGAATGATTTGCCCACCAACACCAGGATTATCAGAATCGTCAATAATATTGACAATAGGACGACTGTTATAATCTGCCCCTCCAGTGATCACAGAAGCGGTTGTAATGATGCCGTTTTCAATGTTGAGTAGTCCAGAGGCACCTTCACCCTTTTTAATTTGATACTCTGGATTTTTACGATAGTTGCTACCTCTATTGGTAATATTTACGTTATGGATTGGACCACCAACAAATAATCCAATTTTTGCAGCAATAGCATTAGGTAGTTGTGGTGTGATCAATACTGTAGGTTGTTTTGTATATCCTGTTCCTGGATCAATAATTCTAACCTTAGTAATTTGACCGTCAACTACAACAGGTTTTAATACAGCATCTCTAAAGCTATCTCCAGTAAATACAGTATCTGTAGGGTCTTTGATTATAGTGATAACTGTATTGTCATTCAAATACGTTGATCCACCATCAATAAGATACAGTTCCTTCACAGAACCATTAATAATCAACTCTCCAGTTGCCTGAGTTCCACTCCAAGTAGAAGTTACGGTAATGGTAATATTATCAGCAGGAGATTGCCCACCAATATCACTACCTTGGATTGCAAATGTGTCTCCAACGGTATATCCACTTCCCGTAAATTGTTCTAAGATAGAGACATCAGAGATCTCTCCAGATGCCCCTCTAGTAATTCTAAATCCAGTTACAGATTCAGACAAATTAGTTACAGACACTTCATAACTGGTATTTGCCTGAGATGCAATTGATGTGCCAGCAGTATGAGTAAATGTGCCGATAGAATTTACAAGAGGTGCTTCAAATTCTAAAACTGGAGGATTATTTACGTTGTAATTATCACCACCATCGACAATGGATACAGATTCTAAACGACCTCTAATTACCCTCTCGTCGCTCTTCCAGTTCTTAATATAAGTACCATCTCTCAGCAATCCAACACGCTCATTGGGTTCTGTAGAAATCTTATTATCTTCGTAAGTTTTTTCAAACTGTCTTGGGAACTTAGTGACTAGACGAGCATCCGTCACCGTCAGATCATTAGAATTAAGTATTGTTGAATTTAACTCATACCAGGGAAGACCCGTAGTATAAACATAGACACTTTCCTCATCTGTGTAGATAGTATTAATACCTGCAATGAGGTTTTGATTTAATCTTACTGGAAGTAAATCATTAAATGTCCAGGTAGTAACTAATGGAGAATTTTCATCTACAACATTAGATACAAATCCCAGGTCTCCTTCTTGATAGAATGTTGAATTGTTATCAACCGTAAAATCACTAACTCCAGCATAAATCAGGAAATACGAGTCATTTCTGACTGTGCCATCTCTTTCTTTTACTGTTGCAAGAGTATCAATATCATAAGCATATTGACCTACAACATCAGTAGAAAGAGTTGGGTTTTCAGATTCATCAAAAATGAAATAGTTGAATCCTTTGTTATAATACGTGTATACTGAATCTCTAATTCTTATAGCACCTTCTCTATCAAATCCATAGGTAGAATCAACGTACAGATAGACAATGCCATTTTCTGTGATGGGTCTTGCTGTAACTTTGGTGAATTTAGTGGGTACAATATTATTGGAATTTGAGATCTCAACCTCAAATACTTGACTTGCAAATGAGAAGATGTTTTCTACAGTTTGAACTGGAAACTCAAAGTCACCCTGCAGTAAAATAGCACCTTTATTGACTAATTCACCCAGAGGATAATTATCAAGAGTTTCTAACCTTACAATACTCTTGTTTTGATAGATGGCATTAGAAGGTGCCATCAAATAATCTTTAAAGTTAATAATCGATGCTTCTTTCTGGAAAAGGAACTTAAAGTAGAAAGAAATCGAGCTTGGTGTTCCCTTTGATAAGTAGAAATCCTTAATACGCTTACTTACAGTATTGACGTTAAGGTTTTCAAAATTCTCTTGTAGGATATTTGCTGGAAACTCTGTCAGATACTGACTTCTGATCTTTTCTAAGAAATATCCAAAATACAGGAACGATTGGTTCCAGACATTCTTACCTGCGAAATGATCTCTAGGAGAGGTAGAAACATTAGGAGTTAACTCTCCTTCTATAGAAAGATCATTAAAAGAATATCCTCTAACACAATCAGTGAATTCTGTGTACTTTACTCCGTTTTCCTCAATATGCTGTCTTCTCTTGTAGAGAATGACTTCATCTGAAATCTTGATCAATCCATCATTTAATGGAAACTCTGCGTGCTGATATACTCTAACTGTAGTGCTAGTAGCAGTCAAAGGTAATGCAAGAATTGCATATGGTGTTACATCATCATATGTGTCAGTATCCAATAGATCCTGAATACCATAAAGGATATTCAACGGACTACCATTCGTCTCCATGTACGAATAGTATTCCTGGAGGAACTCAATAAGTTTTGGGTATTGAGTAGCAGTAAACGTAGATACCTGACTCTCTACGGAACTGGATACCTTATAATCGTTAAACATATTTTAACTAGATACTGGAATTTGTCCGACGCCTGATGTTCTAGAAGCAGATGCGATCGTATCAAGAATTGCAGTTACTGATACATCTGCTTGTGAAATTGAAAGATAGGTATCTCTCAATGCTACAATGTCATTTGATGTTGGAATAACAGAAAGTTCAATGTAATCAAGACCACCTACAGCAGAATTAATATTAATCGCATTAATATTTATTTCACCCTTCTCATAGTCAATTGTTCCAGCATTCTTCGAGTAATAAATCTTTTCAGATCCATTCTGTCTGTAAATAGCAATCGTATTGGTTCCCATCTTCTCAAAGAAGTAGACATAGGTTGAATTTTCACCAGTGATCTTAAATCCACTAGATCTCAGATCAGTATTTGGTGAAATGCGATTACCATAGCAAACTTCATAGGAGGCAAACACATTGGTAAGGAACTTCATGTGTTTTTGCATTCTAATCCTAGTAATGTTTGATGTGATACCAACATCAGTATCATCAATGGTTCCTACCAGTTTACTATACTTGAATTTACCGTTGAAACGATTCAGATCTTTATCAGCACCATATCCTAGAATGACATTACGTACAATCTCGGCAAGTTGCTGCTTTGTACGCTTTGTAGTAGTATTATTGTAATATACGAAAGAATCAATCTCAAGATAGAGATATGATGGGTCAATAATCTCAGGAATGACAGAAAGGATGGTATACTCTCTGACTGCCTTTTGTAATTCTTGTTTTGCGGTGGTTGTAAGGGTCTCTGCGCCGTATGGTTTCGCTGCGATGAATACTTTACCATACTGAGGTGGAGAAGCGTCTTCCCCGCCGAATACAGAGAAGGATTCGACGTTTGGATACAGTTGAAGAATCAGAGTTTCATAGTCCTTGATCGTGACTGCTCTATTCTGTGCTGCATAGTACCTAGGAGCAAGATATTTGATCGATGAGATGTTTTCTGGTGTTGCTCCACCAAGAGAACTCTGATTTACAGTGATTGTTGGGTTTACATTTCGAATGACAGCACCATTAAAGGTAAAATTGCCTGTAAACTGGAAATTAGAACATTCGTTTGCTTCATCTTGGTTGCAGGTCAAATATTCGATACCTACAACTTCAAGATTTTCTAATTTACGCCCAAATACGTTATCACCAAAGATTAACTCGAACTGTTCGTTCTTATTCTCTTGAATGAAGTATACTAAATCGTCTGGTCTAAGATTTGTGATGTTTGTTGACTTTCTGTAAGTCAACGGAGCTGAAGTATTGTTCTGATTTACAGTTACGAGCAATAAGTCAACATCTGCGCTCGCACTAGGAACAATAAAGTGCTGTTTTGTTGAAGTATCTACGGTATATTGAACTTTTAAGAGATTTCCTTGGTAAAGTTCAATCTCACTAAAGGTAACTACGCGAATTCCAGCAGAATTCAGGTATGCTTCGCGTGTTACATCGTCTAATACGGAAAAAATGTAACTTCCATTGGAATTTGTGCCTAAAAATGCCTCACCTTTCTTCAAAGTGAGTGCTTCAATCTGCGGAGGCACGGGAATTTCCATTGAAATCACCGCTTTTGAGGATTTTGCCGATCTTGGAGTGTATCCAACAATCTTTGCAAGAGAAACTACGTTCTCTCTGATGGATGCACTGTCAAAAAAGACCTCATTTGCGATTAAATTCGCATTGAGTGCGGAATAATAGGTGTTATATGATAATACGTCTAAAATTTGAGATAAAACGGATCCCTCAAAATTATAATCGCTAAAAGTTTCCGAGGAACGTAGGTATTCCTTTAAACTTGTCTTAATGTCTTCAAAATCTAAATTAGTGACTGTATTGAAAGCCATTATACTCTTTCTAAGATAAGGTTTAGCGATTGTGCATCTAAAGGAAGTCCAACGATTTCATAGTAAATAGTGATCTCTAAAGCGTTGTTATCGATATCATCAATGTATTCGACTCGATCAACTTTAACTCTCGAATCATACTGTCGAATAGCATCTTCAATAGAAACGGTTACTTCGTCAGCAACAGTAGGGTCAAATAGTTCAAAAAGCTTTGTTGTTGCCTTTGTACCAAAAAGAGGGCGAAAAACTTTCTCGCCCTGAGCAGTCAAAACAATGTTTTTGATTGCATGTTTGACTGCATCCTCATTTTTTAGTAAAAGTACGTCCCCTGTAATAGGATGACTCTCAAAATTAGGGTTCAGATCAACAAATTTTTTAGATACCTTGACCATTTTACTTGTTTTTATACTTTATATATCAGGTCAACCATTCGGCATAGTCGTCAAACCCACCTTTACCACCACAAGGGCGACTTAAACGGTCCTTGGGTGGGTCATTGGCAGGTTTTTGTGCCAGTTTTAAGTAGTAATCAGATCTAGGATCGGTAATTAGTACTTTTCCTGATTTAATAAAGTCCTCACCTTGGTCTGGAATTGGATGATTTGCCATTTTTCCTCCAAAAATCTGTTTCCAGAACTTTTTGGGAGGTTGCTATCTCCAATTTTATTTATTGACCATTAGAATAAGTCGCTGGATGGAACGCACAATACTCATTGAACGTGATTTTCATCTCTTTCCATGTCAAATTACAGTTTTCTGCTGCTTTTGGAACGTTCCATTTGGCAGTAAACAGCATTTCCATGGATTTTCTGGTCTCTGGTCTCACTTACCCTGCCCCCGATAACGCTTTTTACGTCCGTTACGAGCAGTCGCAGACAGTTTTGTGTTCTTCGAACGACCCTGACGAGTCAGTTTTGGTTTTCCTGGTTCGAATTGTACGCCAGAAAGTCCGATTTTTGAACGAGCAGCCATAATTACGCGATTTTTTTAAAGAACAAAGTGATTTTAACAGATTTTTTCCGCCCTGTCAAGCGTTAAGGTGCAAAAACATTCGTAGATCCGACAGTAATCGTGTCTCCACATGAGATAATCCCGCCAATAATGCCTGGTGGTTTCCCGTTGATGTACGTCAGTTTCGTCGAACCCTTCGAAATTGCTCTGATAGTATGTGGTGGAGGAGGATTTGGAGTCGTACACGAATGTGCTGTGTACAAATCTCCCAGACGACCTGCAAGAGCATTGTTCACATACACAGGTCCGCCAGCACCTGGGGTGATGGTTGTAAGTGGTGTGCCAGGATAACAAATATGTCCTGTGCTATTATCACCTAATCTTGTAACACCTGCCATGTCTTACAGTCCTCCCTGATTTGTCTGACTAGCAATCTTATCTACAAACCTCTGAGTTGCTATGTCTTTATCGTCATAGACACCCTGAGTTGTCGTAAATGTACCTGCCCCTACTGGTGGTACACAACTACTAGTTATAACAATCGTATATGTAACGGTAATAACATATGCAGGATCTGGAATATAATGCTGCATATGCTCAGGAGTGGGAATCTCTGCAATCATACCTGTCCCAGGTACACCTGCAATTGGTTCCCCTGTCTCTGGATTCAAATATACAGTAAATACTAAGGCAGTATCTTGATTTAATACTCCCTCAGTAGCAACATACCCAGAATCTGAAGTCGTTGTCGTCGCCTCGTGGACTACTCCAGCATCATTCCTATACCTGTATTCCTTATTCGGAAACAAATACTCAGTATATTTTCCTGATACTGTCATCGTAATCGTACCAGGAAACGTTACACTCGCAACTGCTGTGCCAATCCCATTCACATACTGGGCACTTACAGCATTCGTCCCTACTGCAGTTAAATCAATAACTAACCCAGGATCTCCGTTATACGCTGCAGGAGCAATATTAGGACTGAATGACGTGACAGTTACTGTAAATGTCTCTGGTGATCCATTCGGCGGCGGATTCGTACATTGCACAGCAGTCCATACCATTGGTGTCCATACTACTGGTTGCTCTACAATACTATTCGGAGTCGGCTGGGCAGCATAGAATGTAGTCGCTACTGGCATTTCTCGTAGTTCAATACAAAGTAATCCTCGGCACCCTCGTAGTCCCTAAAATACACCGTGTCCCCATCAGGGCAATCTAGTACAAATCTATCAATCCAACTGTCATAACTGATCATTGGATACTTTTCGTCAATCGGGGTTTTCATCATTTTTTACCTGGGAAAAATTTTTAGAAATAGGGGTCCCTTCGATATTTATCGCTCGTTGGGATACTTTTGTAGGTTAGGAGGGACCCATGCATTTTAACCGTAGCGGCCGCTTATATTTAAGGGCGCTAATCGCCCCGACTGCTTTATACTAACTCTCGGAGAGTTTGTGTTACTTAGTGGGGCACAGTTTGTGTTACTTAGTGCCCCACTGTTTTACATTTAGCGACCCTTCAAGTAAGTGTTAGCGAAGCGACCCAAAGATACCATCGGGAGTGATGCCAACAGCATGTGGCGTTTCTTACACTTATGCATGGATTCTGAACCCGATTTCCAATCACAATAGGCGGTGCCAGTTAGAGGATAGAATTCGATTCCAGCGACGGCGCTGGAGGGGCGAGCGATGTAGAATCGGACGTTGCCTGCGATGCGATCGATGATGGTCATGGTCTTGGTTTGAACTGATGTCATTCTAGAGACAGGGGGGGTCAGCAGCGAGGGGGGAGGGACACTCCCCCGACTGTCCTCAGATGGCGCTCTTGCCCACGCTTGCCCAGAAGGCAAGGCGGAGGGTGGATGCCTTGCTGACTGCCTCAGCACCCCGACCCATGGCACGGGCACCCGCCTTGAGGTCGTTGCGGGTCACATCAGCGAGGGAGGCAGCACGCTTGCCAGTGATGATGTTCCGTGCTGCCTGGAGGGTCTGTTGCTTGGTCATGGTGTTTGTTTGAACTGAAGTCATTATAGGCATGGGGTGCCCCCC